GATACCTCGATACCAGAAACGCCACGCTGGAGGTAATCCAACGTGGCGGCAAGCCTAGAATGCTATTCTAGGAGGGGCAAATTACAGCCCGAGGCTGGTCACCGGACACTCCGTGACGCTGAACTGCAAGCAACGCTTGTACAGGATCGGGGTCACAGCGGCGGGACGCACCGGCTGGTAAGCGCGGGTGATCTCGTACTTGTGCCAACCGAAGTCGCCGTACATGTTCTCACAGTTGTCCAGCTCGTAGTGCCACTGCAGCTCGCCCATGACGAGCTGCGGAGCGAACTTGAACGAGCCTTCGCCCGTGTAACGCTCCGGAACGAGGCGCTTGAACGAGCCAGCACCGATCAGGAAGCCGACCTCGAAAGGCGCAGCGACCCAAGCCGGGTTGACACGAGCAGCCGTGCCGTTGGTCGTCGCGACACCGATGAACGGCTCGACGAAGATCGGCTGGCCGTTGATGTCGAGACCCGAGGCGCGGAGGGGACGCTGGTCGATACCGAAGCTGACGCCACGGTAGTTGCCGAACGTTTCCCAGCTATAGCTCGTGAGGGCGCGTTCGCCGCTCTTGAACGAACCAGTCGTCAGGGCAACCAGCGTCTCCTTGACGCCCGCTTCCTGACGGAACTGCTCGATGATGTCCACCGAACCGATGAACTTGTAGTGGGCACCGTTCGTGCCGTCCGCGAACATCTCGTCAAGGATCGTGTCCTTCTTGTAACGAGCGACCGCGTGGAGGGCCGAGAACGTGAGCTGGCCGATGTTGGCCGCCGGGATGTTGACGTAGTCAACGTCGATCTGGGCCTCGCCGCCCGAGAAGAGCTGGGAGAAGCCGTAGGTGCCGGACAGACCAGACACGAACTTCGTGCCGGAGCGGTCGTGCAGGGTAGCACGCACGTCGGTGTTCATGTACTGGACCATCAGCTTCTTCAGCGAGTCCTCGGCCATCGAGTACGAGCCCTTGTAGGCCGCGAAGCCGTTCTTCACGCACACCTTGGGGCCGATACCGCGCTTGGTGCCGAGCGAGTAGGAGTACTCGGTCGTCGCGACGTTGTCCTGCGAGTCAACCGGACCGCACAGCGTGGCCGTGGTCTGGAAGGTCGGACGGACGAGGGAGTCAGCCGGGAGCGCCTGCTCCTGCACGACGGAACGAACGGTGTCGGACACGCCGGACGGGAAGACACCGCCCTCAAGGACGTTGACCCACGGAGAATTATAAGCGAGCGCCTTGGCGATCTGGCCGAGGACGCGGTTGGTGTCCTTCGTCGCCAGCGAGCGGGCGGCGATAGGACCGAAGCAATTAGGAGTAGCCATCTGGGAATGCCCGAAAGAAGTTAACCCACCGCGCTTGGGCACGGCACGGAGAGAGGTGTGGTTAATCTATTCCTTCGCCAGACCAACGGCTCGGACAATCTTTAGGGTCGATGGGCGGTCGAGCAGTCCGTCCAATTTAGGCTCGTAGAGTGTACGACACCACGACGGGAACGGTTGCAAAAAATGCAGCAGTTCACCCGTTCGGGAAGAAACGACGCCGAATGATGTGCAGTCCGCTGTCGTCCTTGATCCCGTGAACGAATGCGTAACGGGTGCCCGGGGCGTAGATATCGGCCTCCGTGACGTTGGTCCCCCGATACAGGTTCAGCATCTGGTTGCTCTTCCAAGCGTGCCTGTGCAGGCGCTGGGCGTGGTACACGTCCCAGCCAATGTGGGGGGCCGATCCTTCCAACCCCTTGACCCTATCGCAGAGTGACGGGTGGAAGAGCATGTTGCCATTGATATGCCCTACAGGGCTATGGTGGGGCGACCAAGCGCCCATGACCAGCTTCCCGTCTTCCAAGGCCATCTTCCACTCCCGCTCGATCCGGTAGAGCCAGTTCCGATACAGGGGCAGGATGTCGGACTCCAAGAGCCAGACGCCCGTGACACGCTTCCACTCGCCCGTGTTCCACTTTTCTTGGGCCAGCATCAGCGCGTCCGAGGCCATGCCGTTGCAACCAGCGGGCCAGCCCACTTCCTTGCGACGGCAGGTGTGGGTGAGGATGTCGAACTTGCGCCCAACGTACCCAATCGTCTCGTCGTCCACTGGCGTCGCGTCGAAGCGGCGCAGGAACATGAACTGGAAACGGTCGTCCTTCTCCGCTTGCAGGTCCGCGATCATTCGCGCAACGGAGAGGGCACGCTGCTTGTCGCCCTCCCAGTACTGCATGCAGAGAACGATCATCAGCCTCGGGTGTTGTGAGCCCCGTAGCAGGCGAATCCGATGTGACCGCAGTGCACCGAGAGGTCCACGTAGGACTGGTGGCCTGCGATCCCGGCACGGATGCCGAAGGTCTGGTCCTCGCCCTGCTGGAGTCGCGAGTGCTTCAGCGTCTCCATCTTCGTGTCCTCAAGCTGGGAGCGGATATCGTCGAAGAGCTTCTCGACTTCCGTCAGGTCCATCTTGCCCTCGCGCACGCGCTGGTACGCACCTGCGACTTGCTCAGACAACGACGTGATGCGGTTCACCGCAGCGTCGTTCGCGTTTGAGAAGTAGTGCCACGACTCGGTCGGGTGAGCGGGCGCGAGATTCGGGAACTTCTTCTGGATGTCGAGGTACACCTGACGGTGCACGAGCAGAGCCCCCGTCGCGCACCAGCGTACCGGCTTCAATTCCTCGATCGGGCCGATGTGCACGCGGTTGTTCTCCGCGATACTCTCCGGTGTCCCCAGCATCGCCTCGTAGAACATCGCACGCCCCTTTGGGTTGCGACCGAAGTAGGTCGCGCCGACGATGGACTTGTTGTGCGAGAGAAGCGCGTTAAGGGTGTGCTTGCCTGCGAATTTCTCCGGGAGATTGAACCCGGTGAAATGGTTGAACCAACCGGCATTCCCAAACGGAAACACCATGTCGTCGTCCGTCCAGAACGACCACTCGACGCCAGTCTCTAGGAACTGATCCGCGAGCACGTTCCGAGCGTGGTGGATGAACGCATCGTTGTGGCGCATCAGCGCACCCATCTTGTCGCGCTCCAAGAGTCCGAGGATCGAGAAGTGAGTCACCGGATGCACCGCCTTGTAGAACGGCTGGAGGAGGACAACCTTCTTGCCCTCCCACTGCGCACGCTCGATCGGCTTCGACTCCTTGTGCTCAAAAACCTTCTCCACGGCGGTGAGGCTCGGGGGCTTGGACCCCGTGCGCCACTGCATGATCAGGGCCTTGGATACACCGAAGAAGTCAGCGGCCTTGTCGTCGCCGAGTTCAAAGATCTTCGCCTTAACGATGTTCTGGAGGTGCGACATATCAGACTAAAAGCTGCTTGGATGTCTGACTTATCAGACTCAACGCTGCATCGCCTTCCAAGCCTCTTCCATCGCGTCCTCGGCGTTCGTGTCGAAGACATCAACACGCGGGGCCGAGCGTTCCGCCGTGCCGTTGGAACGGGCCGTGCGTGACAAGCGACCAGCGTCGCGGATGCTCGACAATTCCTTCTCCAGCGCCTTGACGCGGGCCTCGGTTTCTTTGAGCTGGGCCTGATAGCGCGGGGCCAGCACACCGGCCAGAGCCAGCACGCTGCGCGTGCGAGCGGAGTCGTCCTGCAAGAAATTGAGGAGCATCTTCTGGGAGTCAGCGGCGATCGCGTTGTGCCGCTCGATCTCGGCCTTGTCCTTCGGGGTCGCGTTGTTCGGCACGTCCTTGGGGTGCAGGAACGGAATCTGCGGCAGCACGGGCTTGAGGGTCTGCACGGCCTCCTTCACGAACTCCTCCTGACTACGCATCGGGGCCGACTGCTTGTCGGCAAGAATCTGGTCCGCCTTGGACTTGATCTCGCGCAGAGCGTTCTGTCGCTCGTTCTCGATGTTCTCGTTGTCGGAGAGGCGGGCCGTGACGAGGAGCTTGTCGCGAGGACTCAGCTTCTCGGCCCAGCGAGCGATCTGCTCGACCTGCTGGTCATAGGGGAGCTGCTTCACTTGCTCAACTAGCTCGTCCTTGAGCCCGTTTCGCTTGAGGGTCTCAAAAATCGTGGAAGAGTTCGTTTCCAGACGGGTATCGAACTTCTGACGAAAGCCCGGGTCGCGCTCGGCGTCGAACGTGGCCCGGAACTCGCGCAGCTCGCGCAGCTCCGATTCAAGATTGTCCGGCACCGTCTTCTTGGCCGCTTCTTCGAGCTGGGCACGCAGGGCCTTGATCTCTTCGACCGCCTTCTGGGCCTCCTCGCGTGCGCGGGTCTCGCGCTCCTTGGCCGTGCGCTTCAGCTCCTCGAAAGTGTTCTTCGTCTTCTCCGAAGCATCGGAGCGCAGCTTCACCTTGTCGTAGGGGTCTTCCTCCGTGGTAGGCTCCTTGGGGGCCTCAACCTTGTCCTCCTTGCCAAGGAGTTTCGTGAGCAGGTCGTCCGGCGTCGGCTCCTCCGTCTGTGACGTAGGCTGCGTCTCCTCAACGTCGTCAGCCTTCGGCTCGCTCGTCGCCATCTCGCTCGTCACGACCTCCTCGGTGACGGACTCGTCCGGATCGGGCATCTCCTCCGCCGTCTCGATCTGACGATCGGTCATCTTGTCCCGGTCACGGTCGGCGATGTTGTCGAGCGTCGTCGGGTCACGGCCCAACTCGTCCTTGAACAGGTTGTCGAGCGCGTCCGTTGCGTTCTCGACGTTGTCGGGCGGCAACACAATGCCGTTCTTGTTCGTCAGTGCAGCTTCGGCCATCGCAGAGCGGGCCGGGAGGTCGGGTTGGAGGGCGTCGGCCATGGTTTATTCGGGGGAAACTGTCAGGTCAATGATCTGCTGGATTGCACGCTCGTATCCAGCTTGTACGTTCGCCTCGGCCATGCGCCAAGACTTGCCCATGTTCACGCCCGGGACGAGCGGACTCACCGTGGGCCGGAGCCAGAAGAGCTGCTGAAGAAACTGCTGCCCCGAAGGAGTGTTCAGGAATTGACGCAGTGCGGCGGCTTGGTCGCTCGACCACTGCGGAGTTTCGGTGGTGATTTTAAGCATTCGGGGGAGCAGCTTGGGCGGGAGCCGTTTGCTCCGCCGCTGCAACTGCTTCCGGTGGGATGCCCTGCTGGGCCATCAGTTCGTTCTGCTGTTGCTGCGCGGCGAGCGTGGCCTGCAACTGCCCGAGCTGGGTAGCAGCTTCGCGGATCTGACGGAGGTCTTCCGCGAACTCATCCTTCTTGGCACCGCTGGCGACGGCGACCTCAATGTGCTGGGCCCAGTGACCGAGAGCAAGCTCAAAAGAGGCCATCAAAGCCGGATCACCGGAACCGAGCTGTTCCGCTGCGGCGGCGATGACCTGCTTGAGTACCTCGATGTGGACTTGGTGGTTGTCCCGTGGAGACACGGGGACTTCTTTACCCGTAGCGAGGAGCAGGTTCTCCATCTCCTGCTGGCGGCTCTGCTCGGAGATGACGGTCGGATCGGTTTCCGCGATCATCACGTCGTCGGCAAACTCGGCATCGATACGCGCCGCCGTCGCAGCCTTCTGGAGCTTGGCCTGATCGAACAGCGGGTCCGTGCGCTTCTCGTTCGCGAAGAGGACAAGCTGCTGGGCCTTGATGTCCGTGAGGTCGTCCACCGTACGCAGCGCGGGCTGGGCCGCGAGGTAGGTCAGCTCCTCCTGCGTCATGTAGTTGAGCAGGTACTCACGCGCCGACTTGGCTTCCTCGTCGTCGGTTTTCGTATCCACGATGCGTCGCTGGCAGGTGCCGACCATCTTGCCGACCTGAATCAGGAAACGCTCAAGGATCGCGTCGCGCTTCTCTTCCTCACGGGCCGCGAAGAGGTTCACCTCGGAAGCCGTCGTGCGCTCGCCGCCGAATTCCTTCGGCGTCACGCCGCCAGCGATCTGGTCCATGTACGCGACGAGCTGTCGGTCGAGCAGGGCGAACGCCTCGACGTTCGGGTCGATGGCCTTCTGCTGCGAGATCGTGTAGTTCGCGGGGATGAGGACGGCGTTGCCCATGACCGACAGAGCGAATCGGTTGAGCTGCTTCGCCTCGCCCTGAATGAGGATCTTGCCCGAAAGCTGGAGGCGGTCCACCACCTCGTTGCGTGCTCGGTCGATGGCAGCAGCGATCTCGAACAGCTCGCGCCCAATGCCCTTCGAGCCCATCAGCTTTCCGTTTGCCTGCTGGAACGAGAAGAGAGCCAGCACGTCCGACATCTGCTCGAACTGGTCGAGCTTCTCGAAGAGAACCTTCTTGGCCCGCCCGTCCACGATGTAGTGGCTCACCTTGCCGTCGCACTCCGGGACGTAGAGGTGGTAAATCTCGATCGTCTTCGAGCCGGAGAGCAGCGACAGAGAAACGCTCGACTCGCGGATCGCGTCCTCGAACGTGCGGAAGTCCGTGTACGGGTTCGAGTTTCCACCGCCCGTGATGGATCGCGGGGCAGCGGCATTAATCGCGGCCACCGTATTGTCGATGTCCCAGCCCGCCGCCTCGGCGGCGTCCTTGTTCTCCACGAACGCGGCCAGCTCGTGGATCATCAGGTACTGCTTGCCGATCCAAAGCTGGACCCCGGAGATGTTCTGCTTCGTGCCGTCAGGGACGAAGAACTCGTCCTGACGGAAATGCGTCGGACGCCACGAGTACTCGTCGAGCCACGCGACACTGGTGAAACCAAAGAGGGCATTCTCCTGCGACACCTCGTTCAGGAAGTCCACCCAGCCGTCCCAGCCACGGATCGTTTCCGTAATCTTGCGTCGGAACAGCTCCGTCTTCTCCTTGCCGCCCGGATGGTTCTCTGGGAACGAAGACGAGGTGAGGTAACGCGCCACCTGCACGGCCTTGGTGAGCCGGGGACTCACCTTGTCGATCGCCGTGGACAGGGGCTTCGTGGAGAAGTTGCTCTTCCAACCTAAACCATGCTCCTCCAGTTCCTCGCGGGTAAACGGGCGCTCCGCGTTGTACTTGGCGAGGATGCGACCGTTCTTCTCGTTCTGGTCGCGCCGGGCCTCCTCCAGCGTGCTGATGATCGCGAAGATGTGCTGGACGTTCGAGATCGCACGCCGCTTCGGCTTCATCGTCCTCGGGTCGAGGTCCGGTGAATTCACCGTCCCGCCGGAGATGCCGTCCGAGGCGGGCGGGATCAGGGCGTTGGTGGACGAAACGTCGGGGTAGGCTTGTTCCATGGTCGGCGGAGGTGGTGTAACAAGAGTTTACGACCTCAGCGATACCGGGCGGTCTTCTTGGCGATCTTCTTGGGTTGCTTGACGAACTGCTTGCCTGCTTTCGTGCCCTCGCGCTTGGCCCGGTTGGTCGCGGCCTTCTCAGCCGGGCTCAGTTTCTTTAACGCCGCCTTGGGCAGGTAACGCTCGCCGGTTTCGAGGCTCGGCTTGCCCGATGCAGTGCGCCACTCTTGGCGCGTCCAGTTTACTAGATCACGTTGCTGGGATTTCATTTGGAGGTCTTGTATCCACCGCCGTTTTCTTTGTACTGACGTGCGAGTATCTGGGCCTTGCGTGCGGACCACTGGCCCGGATTGCCGCCCTTGCCGCCTGCCTTGATCGATTCAAAGAGACGCTTACGCATCCCGGGTTTGGTGTACACCTTCGCTGAGTTAACGGTGGACTTGGTCATTGGTTCTTGGGGAGTGAGTTGATCCACGAGACGAGCTTGCCCTTCAGCTCGGACGGATCGCCGTCGTTGGCGAGCACAAGGTCGGCGTCCCCGGAGGTCACCTCGGTGTTGTCGCGCAGCGTATCCGCGCCCGTACGCTCCACCCAGAACGTCACCACCGGCACGTTCATCCACGCGAAAATCTGCTTCGCCTCGGCCAGCTCGTCGCGTCGGCGCACGCCGTCAATCGCCCGGAAGCCCATGAGGTACAGGGTCCGGATCAGCGTGCTGGGGCAACGGAAGTAGCGTGCACGCACCTCGTCGTCCGTCTCGCCAGACCGATGCAGCTCGCCGAGGTCTTGGCGCTGGTTGCAAAGGAAGTCGCCGAACGTAACCAACGACTCGCGGATGAGGTTCTTGTCCTTCGCACGCAGTTCGGCCTCAGTGATCCCGAGGTGCTTTGCGAGCAGGGGGTAAATGACATCGCTGCACGATGCACCGGGCAGGCTCGTCAGCTCGGCGAAGATTTTCCGTGCCGTGGTTTTACCGTGGCGCGGCGGACCGAGGAAGAGGAAGACGGGTGGGTTACCAGTAGTTTTTTGGGCAGTGCTCATCGCGGATCATGGTCTTGAGTGAAACGAAACAGGTGCAGACATCGCACTGACCGCCCGGCACCGTGAAGTGCGGGCACGTGCGGCAGATGTCCAGTCGGCGGTCACGCTCCTCGGGCTCAATGAGGTACGTTCCCGATTTATTCACGCGGCGCGTGAGCAGCCGCTTAATCGTGCGCCATAGGTTGACGAAGGTGTCTTTGCGGAGGATCATTTTCTCCAGCAGTGATCGGGGAGCTGCTTGCGTTCCTCGGGCGTAGCGGACGGGAGAACATTGAGCCACACCGCCGTCGCGTTTTCCTGCGCGAGTACCGAGCAGGCCATCAGCTTGTCCTCATCCTTCGATTTCCTCCCGGCCCGGAATGTAAATCCGATCTGCTTGGTGGACTCGCGACAAGTCCCGCAGCCCTGACGCCAGTCTTCGTTCAGCGGGCACGACGCGCAGATTGCGGTCCGCCGGTCCGCTTCCTCTTGCGAGACGAAGGCGTGTTCGAGGACGAGCGAGCGGCTGGTTTGGTAGAGGTGCGCCATCCACGTCGCGACTCGCGAGGCAAGACTCGGTTTTGATCCCGGGTTGACGGGCTGGTGGCTGGTGCAAAAGTGCGGGTGGTTGTTGCAGACGTAGTCGAGGACATCTTTGAGCGGGTTGCCGACGGGGATCTTGTTGTTCAGGCGGTACTTCATCACCGCGTCAGCGAGGGCCTGATAGCTGTGGCTCTCGATGCGGTGGTCGCCTTCCATGTAGTGGAAGCCGCCCGGCGGGATGATGTTTTCTTTGGGGACCATCAGAACAAACGGTCAGCGATGTCGTCCGGGTAGTGAGCCCGACGACGCGAGTAACAAATCGTGTACGGCGCACCGTTGATGAATAAACTCGTGAACGTCTTCGGCCCGGGCGTCCGCTTCTTCGACGTGGGCGAAATGACCACGAAACGCTCGGCCTTGTTGATCGCCTTGCGGAGCGAGTACGTGCGCGGGTAGATGAGCCGCGTGGAGAAATCACCGGCGGGGTCGTACGAATACGGGGGAGCACCGAAGGACACGACAAGGTCCAGCGTGCGTAGCCACAAGGCGCGGAAGAATCGGATCATGCTGCGCAGTAGGACACAAAAGCAGGCGATTGAAAAGCTCATTTGTAGGTGGGATTCTTGATACGCCAGTCTTCTTCCATGCCGCCGTATTGCTCGATCCACTGCATCATCAGCTTACGGTTGAGCGCGTTGCCCGGCGCGACGGCTCGGTTGAGAATCCAGTAGCTGTTGTGCCACTCGTGCCAGATCGCGTGTTCTAGCTCGCAGCCCGTGACGTGCGCGTTCCGGCGCATCAGGTTCCTCATCACGTTGTCCCACGACTCCCGGCCCATCAGCATGTCGGGGAACATCTCGCGGTTCGCGAGCCACCAACGCTTGCTCACCGCGTAGAGGTCGCAACCGCTGTACCACTTGGCGCGACGAATATCGAACTCGTCCTTCGGGAGACGCTTGGTCAGCGGGTGATGATAGTCCCACCGATGCGCGTAGGCCGCGCCGTGACGCTGCACCGTTTCAAGTATTAGACCCGTTAATCCTGAGCAGAAGCCAATGTCATCATTGCAGAGAACGAGGATGGAGTCGTCCGAACGCGCTTCCGCTGCCGCCGTGTCGAGCAGGTCGCGGATGTACGGCACCGGCTTGTCGTTGATGTACGTCCCGTCGCGCTTGGCCTCGAAACGAATCTCCCGCCACAGGCCATTCTTGAACTCCTCCTCGCGGGTCAGACGTGCCCGACCAATCCGTGCCGCGTTGACGTTGTTGTTCACGGGACCGTAGTTCGTGACAAACAACAGCTCCGGAACGGGTTTGTCGTGCACGAGCGCACGGATAATCTCGTCCATGCGGCTCAGGGCCTCGTTGTAGAAACAGCGCAGCACTTGGTACGGCTTCCAAGCCGCACGTCCAAAGGGCGAACGGTCGAATGGTATCAGGGCCACAGTGCGCATCGTCGGCACAGCCTGCGCGAGGTGGAGAGGGAAGGAGTCGTTGGTCACGAGACCCACGGCCTTTTCGTACAGGGCCAGCAGGTCGTATGCGTGCGTGCTGCGAACGTCGGACACGTTCACCACCTCGTGGCCCGGCAGGCGCTTGGTCAGCTCGGCGAACACCTCGGGGGCGTCCTTGAACGGTGCGGTCCACCCCGCGCCGGAGAACAGGACGAGCGGCTTCTTGCCCTCGATGCGCTGGAGCAGCATCTCCTCCGCCGCCTTGTCGCGCTTGTCGAACACCAGCTCCGCACGCTCGAACGGCAGGTCCGTCTTCGACCGCTTCCAGATCTCGCGGTTGAAGGACCGCATGTCGAACGCGTAGTTCACTCCGCTCCCGTGCACCGAGCAGTCCACGAGCGGGTGGCCCGGGAATTTCTTGTACAGCCACGCCTTCGCCTCGGCCACCGTGTCGAACGTGCCGTGCCAGACGATCGGCTCCACGTAGGAGACCCCGTCGAGCAGCGACGCGAAGTCCTTGGAGACGCACAGCCTCGCCGGACGATTGTGGTCGAGCGAGTACTGCTTGAGAACCGGGAGGAGATTGGTGATGTCTCCGTTCCGGCCCAGCATCAGGTAAATATCAGTCGAGGTACTGGAAACGATTCGAGACATCGGTTCGAGGGCGAAAGTTGCTGGCACCGGCGTCAGAACCCGATCCCACTTCCGCAGTGCCCACCGGGCCAGCGACGTTGAGACGAACACCGTGGATGAGAAGAGTCAAGGAGTCAGCGTAGTCGGGCGACTTATTTCCCCGGGACTTGTATTCGGTTTTCGCCTCCACCTTGATCTTGCCCCGTGCCGACGTATTGAACTGTCGGCTCGTCAGCTCGTGGAACAGGCGCTCCGTGGGCATCGTGTTGGAAATCTTGACGATGCTGTGCTCGATGAACTTGCGGGCCGCGTACCACAGCTCGGTCACCAGACGCTCGTAGAGATCGGACGGGGTCTCCGTGTCCTCCGTGAGAATCTTGATCTCGGACGCGGAGAAGCTGGGGTTCACGCCCTTCACTGGGCCCCACGTCGCCTTCAAATAATCGTGCACGCCCGCGCCGTTGACGGTGCGGTCCACGCAGACCCACTCCGGCTCCACGCCCGCGTTCTCGCACATCTCGCGAATACTCCGCGCCATTTGCAGCGTCTCGGCCTTGGGCAGTTTAAACTGCTGGTCGATCTGGATCACGTTCTTGCGGAACGGTCGCCCGTCCTCCCCCACGAACACCCTCGTCTCGCCGTTAGGATGTTCCTTCGTGGGCCTCGTGCGCCAGCCGGTCGCAAGGCCGTAGCGCCCCACGGTCATCACCGCGTTGTCGTCGCCCTCAAGCGCAATGTCCACGCCCGCCACCGGCACCGAGCTGGCGAACGTAAACTCGCCCTTGATCTCGTTGAGGAGCGACTGAGGGATGATGACGATGTCGGAGCCCTCCTTCGGAAAGGCACCGCGAGCGAACGTGTAGTATCCCCGGGTATTGAACCCGCCAGCGTTCGAGATGATCCGGTCGATACCCGTCTTCGTCTGGAGACCCGGGTAGATCATCTTGTTCTGGACGACGTTCTCGGACTTCATGCCGTCGAGCCTCACGACGTTCCAACCTCTCCGGCTCTTCCACGTAATGCTGTGGTCCAGATCGAAGTGGCCCCAGCCGTCCTCGGGCTCGCAGCGCACACCGCACGCACCGTTCTGGTCCTTGGGGTTGAATGCCGCGAAGATCTTGAACTGCTCTAAACCGTCGGTGTTCGAGAGAATGTTGGACACGTCCTCCCAGATACCCACCGGAATATCCTCGGCCTCCTCCAGCATGATCCGCAGCCGTGTCATCTTGCCGAGGGTGGGGTGGGGCCTCGATCGCGGTTTCACCTTGATGCCCTGCAACTTCGCCGGGCTCTTCTTGCCCAGCGGAACAATCACCCCGTAGATGCCCGCGTCGCGCTTGTGCGGGTCCAGAGTGATGCCCAGACGAATACACTCGCCCGGACTCGGTATCGCCGATGTCTGGTGAAGGGTAACGAGGTGCGAGAACAAGTTCTTCTCAAGATGGTCCTCGCTGGGTCCCACCACCTTGACGTTCGTGTTCTCCGGGTCCCGAAGCCAATCGAGGTACAGCCACACGCCCAGCGAGAACGATTTGCCCACCGACGCCGCGCCCATGATCATCAACTGGCTCGCGTTCTTGATCTCCTCCCACATCAGCTTCACGCTGCTCGGATCGGCGGAAAAGGTTGCCGAGGTCCAGAGCAGCGCAGCCGTATCGGCGTAGCGTCCTTGGTCCAAGAGCCACTGGCGGAACGCGACGAGGATCTGCGTGGCCTCGGAATCGCTGGTCGTCTGGGCGTTGGAATTCTTAACCTTCAGGACGATGTCGGCAGCGGCCTTTACGTCCTGACGCTCGTGCAGTTCCTCGGCCACACGGCGGACGAGCTGCGAGACGGCATCAAGTTTAGAATCGGTAGACATTCGGGCGCTATGGCAAAAAATTTTTAAAAACGTCTGGGTCCACTTAGTCCTTTGGGCGCAGCCAGCCCCCCCTCCCGGGGGTGTCCGACCTGTAGTCCCTGAGCCGTTACACGTAGGTCCACGGCCACTACCGTAGTCGCTGGACCCCTACGTCCCGAGGCCCGCAGGCCCGCCGACGCACAACAAATATTATGTTTAGTCGGTCCGTGCATGGGTCGTAGGGTCTGCGTGGTTACACGTAGTTCGGTCGCAAGGACGTATGGACTTTGGGCCTACGGGTCGCATGGACTTGGATACGTCAAGCATGGCCCTCCCCTACCCTGCCGGGACTTAGGGGGGTGGGGGTGTCCGAGTTGTAGAGACAAGCCTCGGGGGAGGGGGGTGGATTTTCTAACGTATCCAGCGCAGCCGCTACATCCGCGAATTTGCCCGCCCGAAGATTGGCACGACATTCGGCTGTCGTGATCTTCCCGTACCCGAATCGTTGCGCGTATCCACGCAGCTTCGCCAGCGCGGCCTTCGTCGGGAGCTTCTCGCGACGCATCCAGATGCGCGGGTTGTCCTCGGTCATCACGCGGTCAACCTTCTCCATGCGGCGACGCCAACTGGAGCCAAGCGCGTCGTCCATCCAGCGAATAATCTGATCGGCTTCCTGAGCACGTAGCTCGTCAGCCACTACGCGCTTAACTGATCGGTTGCGGATCGGTCGTGGTCGGAGGAGTCTCATCAATCGGAGCAGGAGGAACAGTGATGTTGGCCACACGAGAGTCGTGCATCTCGGTGAGCATGGAGAGAACCTGACGGACGTTCGCGACGTTGGTGCTGCCGCCGACGCCCTTGTCGCTCGCCTTCACGGTCTCAGCGAAGGACGGCACCTTGTCACCAAGGGCGCGATACGACATATTCTGCACGGTCTCCAGCGCCTTGGAGAGATCGAGGATCGCCTTGGGGTTTACATCGATCTTCGTGAGGTCGCCTTCCTCCGCGAACTTGAACTTCACTAGCACCTTGATCAGCTCCTCCGGGTCCTCGACGAGCTTGAGCGTGCGCTCCATCACCTCGCGCATGCGCTGGGCCTGAAGGTAGTTGATCGCCCGATTCGCTACGCGCTCGGCGTCGCTCTCACCTGCGCCGGTCTTCAACCTCTTCAACTTCGCTGGCCAGTTGAAATCGTGCTCCAACGCTTGGATCGCGGAGAGCGGAACCTTGGAAGCGATCGCGGTCTTCTCGATGTCGCCGGAGAACGCAGCGTAGCACATCCACGCACGGGCCTGATCAACGGTTTCGAGCGCGACCTTCGAGGGGCGCTTCGGGGCGGGCGTCGTCGAGGGGTCCTCGATCCACGTATCCAGCGGGTTGAGTGATTCGGTCATCGCAGAAGTATACGACAGGGGTGGCCACTACGGGTCGGACCCTACCCCCGGAAAAGGCGGAGCGAACAGCGCGACGCCGCCACAATGGGCCCCAGAACGGCGAAAGAACCGCCATTACGGGCCGATCGAAGCCCAAAGGCCCATCGACCCACAGACCAACCAACCCACCCTCCAAACGGCAAGGAACCCCGCAAATCCGCTGCTCCTGCGAACGATTGGTGGCCGGAGGCCCGTTTTTGAGCTGAACTTGGAAAATTAGTCTCCACTTTTCCAATTCCGTTTCATCCGTAACTCCTTCTACTACTACTACTTCTATTACTTTAATTTAAAAGATATAATATAAATAGAAGTAGAGTCTCTGGGGACGGAAATGGCCGGAGAATCCGCCGCCGCCCCCAACCCCAAAAACCGTTTATAACATGTTAGTCGTCCCAAAAAGCTACTTGCCCTCTGAAGAGCTTCCCATCACATCCTCAGAAACGATGAATGAACCTACCAATCGTCCCACCGAAGTGAGCGAAGCCCTCGCAGGCTTCACGGCCTGTATCCCCAAGGACCCTACGACCCAAAGCCCCGAGCCCACGAGTCGCAGGGCCCCGAAGAAGGAGAAGCCTGCGGGTCACAAGAGCCCCTACAACCCGATTCTTGCCGAGGACATGGCCCGCGAGCTGGTGCTCTGCCGTCTGGCCGAGAACACCGAGCGGACGGAAATCCGCTCCCTGCGCCAGTTCTCCCGCGAGATGCACGAGATCGGTGTCACCCTGCGCCCGCTCTCGGTCTCGACGCTTCACCGACTGTTCACGGGCCAGATGTACCCCTACCTCACCGACCGCGACGGCACGCCGTTCAACTGGGCGCTGATGCCTCGCGCCGTGCGTGGCCGTCGTTCCGGGGTCACGCCGCAGACCTCGCGTCTCACGCGCATCGAGCAGCAGCTGAAGCGGCTGACTTCGATCATGGGTTACGTGTGCCACAAGCTCAACCTGCCCCACGACCTCGCCAAGGACCCAACCTTTTCCGAGTAGTTTCCCGGCCACGACAACGTGGCCACAAACCAAACCAAAACGACAGGACACACAATGACCGCTAAGAAGAAAACCAACACCCGCAGCACCAAGACGAAGACCCGCAGCACCAAGTCCCCGCGTGACGAGGCCCGCGAGGCCGCGCAGTGTTTGCTAAACAAGAAGTTCGAGTCGTTCGGCCTTGAGGACGACCCGAAGGGCGATGAACTCATGGCCATGGCCCTTGAGAACCTGCTGGACGATGCCGCTGAGTGCGCCGCCCACCTCCACGACAAGAACCTCCCCAAGCTGTTCTCCGCCGCCGTTCGACTCGAAGACAACGCGATCGCGTTCCACTACATCGTGACGAACATCCTCCGCAACACGGACCAGAAGACCCGCGATCTCGCCATCGCGGAAGCCTTCGGACCCGCCAAGTAATCTCCCGGCCCTCCCACGGCCACGACAACAACGCCCGTAGTTCAGAACCCAATACAATGAGAAAGCCACGCATTCACCTGTCCGACGAATGCCTCGCCGAGATGGAACGCCTGTTCCGCTCCGCGAAAATACGCTGGTACACCGACCAGCAGATCGCCGACCACCTGTTCGCTCGCGGACTCACGGAGCGCCCTCTGTGCGCAACGACGATTCACCACCGACGAATCGCGATCTGCGGATACCGCCAGCGATGGAGGTCCAAGGGTCCCCTTGCTCGCAAGGTGGTGAGATCGTATGGGTGGAGGCCCGCCGCAGGCCGCTACGTCGTCGTTTCGCCGTTGGCTGAGGAGGCAGAACGCAAGCCCGCCCTTGCCTGCGCCCCGGCTCCGACGCCTGCGCCAGCCCCGGCCTCGGCCTCGGCCCCCGCGCCTGCGCCAGCCCCGGCCTCGGCCTCGGCCTCGGCCCCAGCGCCAGCGCCAGCGCCAGCGCCCGCCGCCGCCGCCTCCGCCGCGCCGACGAACGAGGATCGCCTTGTTCGTCTGGAGCGCGTGCTCGCTCAGTTGGTGGAACTCCAGCTCCGCGCAATTCAGAAGACCACCTGACACCATGCCTAGGCACACATCACGAGAACAGGACATTCTGATCGATCAGGCCAGCAGCACCGTCGAGAACATCGTCACAAACCTGATCGCCGTCGTCGAGCAGCTCGATGACCGGCTCTCCGAGTCGATCAGCGAGAACGACACGCTGCGAGCAACTATCGAATCGCTTGAGCGGCGTATCGAAGAACTGGAGGCAAAACAATGAGCGCGAAGCGCAAAGACGGAGGCCCGGCTTTTCCGATGGGGTATCGCCCCGAGGGGAATAGTGCAAACCACCCCGGCATGACCTTACGCGATTACTTCGCGGCGGCGGCGTTGCAGGGGCTGATTGGCTGCGACTACGATGACGGGCCCACTTGGGAAGATTTCGTCGCGCAGTCCTACCAGCTCGCCGACGCGATGATCGCCGAGCGTGCGAAGGCGAAGGGCGGTGCGTCGTGAGTAACGCTCCATTTGAAATCGCGGGCATGCGAGTCGTCATCGCGTCGCTGGAGGACGCCATCGAGAAGCTGGAGCGCGAGAACGCCGAGATGCGGAAATACAAGGAGCGGCTGAAGTGGCTTGCGACTCAACGCTGCTCTCCCGGAGACTACCCAAAAGGCGACGTGGGCGTTGTAGTTTCGGAAAACTACGCACAGGTCAGCTTGGAGACGGCCATCGACGATGCACGTCGAAAAGAATCTGCGCCCGAGCAGGCAAATCCGGCGCAAGGCTCCACGATTGCACGGCCCGCCGACCCGCCCGCTGTTTCGCAGCACCTGATGCTGAACGGTAAAGCCTATTCGCTCGACGAAATGCAGCGCACGCTGGACGTACAGGCGGATCAGATACGCGAGCTGGCCCGAGTGCTCCACCAGCACGACATGATCCGCCAACGCGACCTCGCTCAATTCGAGCCGCGCCGGGAAGGAGGTGCGACGTGAGCGATACACCGATGGAAGACGCGAAAACAAAGTTTTACAGGCTCAATCCAGAAAAGAGAGAAGAGTTCCCTGCTGTTGACTTCGCTCGCTCACGGACCTGCCGTTTGATTGAGCGCGAGAACGCCGCGCTGCGGCACACCGAGGAGAACTTGGTTGCCACCGTGCGTGGGCTGGAATTTGAGCTAGAGAAAGCGCAGAAGACGGTCGTCGCGCTGCGGGAGGCTGCGCTTGCGCTGATAAGCGAGCTTGATGTAGAAGCGTTTGATCGTGTAGGCCGACCGAAGGGAGAGATGCTCTACGAGCACGTCGGTCCACTTCGCGCCGCTGTCAACGCCGCACGCGCAGGGGAGGAGGTTCGACGTGAGTAACGCAAGAAAGCTCTCCCTTTTTCTCGCCGAGTACAACCTCTGGCGACGCGGAGGGCTCGACGAGATGCCGTCGTCCCACACTCCCGCGGAAATCGGGGTTGCACTCGACGAGGCCGTGTATCTGCTCAAAAAATACGACGAGCTAGAGCGCGATGAACTGCGCAAGCTGCGTGCAGAACTCGACTGCTCGTGCAACGCCGAGGAGCTGACCAAAGCGTTCGATTGGCTCCAGAGAAACGCGCCTGTATCCATTCGTTACATGACAGGCAACGATCAGTGGAGCCTGCCCCCAGCCTACTGCGTGCTCGTCAAAGACCGTCTGTTCTACGGCACGACGGTGTTCCACGCGGTTCGAGAAGCGATGCTAAGTAAGCCATGATCGATCTACCTGTTCACCAGTACGTCACCGTATCGCCCGGCCTCATACACGACGAGGTCCAGCGCGGCGCGTGGTTCGCCGTGCAGCCCAACATGGGCGGCGTGTGGGGCGGGCATGTTCTTCTGGAAAGTGGCGCACTTTACAGAAACATCCCGCTCCACGCGCTAGTCATCGGGCCCGACGACTCGCCGACCCAACGTCCCGAGGACCTGCAGCTCTGGGACTGTTACTCCGAGGAGGCCACGGCGATCGAGTACCGATACCTCCGCACGCAGGTCACGTTGAGCCGGTCGGCAAACTGCGGGGCGGCCCCGATCGTGGGGACGTATCTCTTCACGCTGATCCCGAGGAACGACGCATTCTCCCGGCACCCGGAGCAGGCGAAGGAGTTCGTCGTATCCGTGCGAGACGATACAAGCCGACTGGTTATTCGGGCCACGAACGAGCTGCTGTTCGCCGACAAGAGCCTCGCCGACCAGCCGACGGCATGGCCCTACGGGCTCAAGCGCCTCGTCGAGGTGCCGAGCGTGGAGGGGTGGGATTATCGCAAACCGTTCGGGACATGGGGCGCAAAAACAGCCCCTAAAACGGGCGATCCCGAAAACCCGGCACAAGCACCCGCCCAGAGCCCGAAAACCCCGTAAAACCAAATGCCCGGCGTCCCGCAGGCCGTCCGACCGCAGGGTGTGGACACGAAAAAGCCCCGGATTTCTCCGGGGCCTGAGGGTGGTCACTGGCCGATCCGGTGCGCCGCCGCTCGTTCGGCAGCGGCCCGGGCGATGGTCGCGTAGGACTCCGCCCTCGCCACCTGCTTCGATTCGCTCACCACCCGTGTGGCGGCGAGGGCGCTGCGGGCGGCACGTTCTGCGTGGGTGGCCGCACGCTCGGCGGAGTGGACCCACGCCGCGAGGTCGTGGGGGTCGGTAGGCGTCCAGCTCGGCCCGGCAGGCGTCGAGGGCCAGCTCGGCGGCGGCGCGTGCGTATTCGGCGGCGGTGGTGGGGAAGATTGAGGAGGTCATGGGAATTAGCGTCCGAAGACGGCTTCGAGGTCGGCGTCGATCTGGGCCTCAGCCGCGACCTCGGCGTCGTGGTCGGCCTGCCGCGTGTAAGTCTCCTCGACGCGCCGATAGTCGCCTCGGCCCTCGGCGATGCGGAAGCGGTACCCGCCGCCGGGGAACCGGTCAACGGACAAGAAGGTGCTGGCGTCGAGGCGCTTTACCCAGATGCGGGTGCACCGCGCCAGAGGGACGGCGACCTTGTGGTCGGGGACTTCGCGGAGCAGGCGCTTGATTTCCGTGACGAGCGTCGCATCGACGGCGCGGGTGATGTTTTCGGTGGTGGGGGTGCTCATGGGAGTAGGGATTTTTCAGCCGGAAACCCCGCCCCGGCGAACCGGAGGCGGGGCGAGGGGCCGGAGGGCGGGCCGATCAGAGCACCGCGACTGTGAGCTTCAGGTCCATGATCGTTTCGCGGGCATTGCGGCTGATGAAGGGTCGGCTGATCGCGATCTCATCGTCTCCGAAGACTACCACCGAAAACCGCGTGTCGCTCAGGCTCGAATGGAACGGGCTGTACTTGTTGAGGAGCAGTATGTCGTAGGTCCGATAGTGGAACCAGACCTCGGTCTCGCCATTGGTCTCGTTGCGGACGACGAACACTTGGGTGATCTGGGTGTCGCGGTCGTCGCGAGCGAGGTCGGCCCGGGCGAGGGGCTCGTTGTAGCTCAGGTCGATGCCCGCGGCGGCGACGGCATCGGACAGCTTCGAGTGGCGGGAGACGATCTTCAGGGTGGTGGTGTTCATGGGAGGGAGGAGTTAAGGATTTCGATTACGAGACAGAGCGTGGACCCCCTTCGGAATATTGGCAAGCACATATTTTCAGATATTTTTTGGGCCCAAAAAAGCCCCGGTTTCCCGGGGCCTGAGGGCTCACCACGTCGTGACCCGCTCGATCGCCCGGAGCCGCTTGTCGTGCAGCTCAGCGATCCGGGCCACGATGGCCGTCCGCTGCTCGCGGCCCGGCCCCGTGTGACGTAGCCGCTCTTCCAATACGGCAATCTCTCGGGCGTAGTACACCACCATCGCCCGATCGCTCGGGCCCACCTGTGATTCGGTTCTCATAGGTGGTCGGCGATGTGCTGCTCGATCTCAGCGAGTTCGCGGTTGATTTGTTCGAGAGCGGCGAATCGGGCGGCGTGCTGTTCGCGTGCGGCCTTCCACGCCTCGTCCCCCTGCGGGTAGTAGTCGCGGGCGTTGAACTCGACCTGCTCCAGAGTGAGGATCGCGTCGCGGAGCATCCGCCGGGCCAGCCCGTACTGACGGGCCAGCCCAGCGGCGTTGCTGCCATTAGTGTGGATGGTTGGGAGGATGAGTTTCATCGGAGTGAGTTGATCGAGGCTTCGAGCGCGATGCGGGCACCGGCCATGATGCTCTCGCGCTTCTTGTGAGCGGCCAGCACGATCCGCTCGGCCTCGCGGTTGGCGGACTCACGAGCGTCGCGTGCGTGGTCCTCGGCACGCTCCATCACGTCGGCAGCGGCGGCGCGTGCGACGGACAGGGGCAGGGGCGGGGTCATGTCGGCGCGAATCTCGCGGATGATCGCGTCGAGCTGGTCGATGAGCACCGGACCGAAATAGGAGTCGGTCCCGAGCTTGTCGGCGAATTCGCGGAGGATGTTGATCTCTTGGTCTTTTGTCATGGGAGGGAGGAGTTAAGGATTTCGATTACGACTCAGAGCATGGTGCCCCGGTTTGATATTGGCAAGCACAAATCGAAGAAAAAGAACGCCCCCAGACCCATAGGCCCGGAGGCGTTGAGGCCCAACGACTTACGACGATTAAACTTTGTCGAAGACGGTGCCCTTGGTCTCGCACTTGACGAACGAAACGCCGCGCAACTGGGCCCCGCTGAACTCGGCGTCCGTGAGGTCGGCTCCGTCCGTCCGACACCCGGTCAGGTTGGCGGATACGAACGTAGTGCCCACGGCGGATACGCCGGTCATGTCGGAGAAGACGAACATCGCGTTGTCTGCCCGAGCGTGGCTCAGGTCAGCGAACGAGAGATCGGCCCCGCTCAAATCAGCGTCGCGTAGGTCGGTGTCCCGGAGGTCGGCGTCGGCGAACAGGGCTCTCCTCAGCAGGAGCCCGCGCAGGTTGACTCCGCGCAGGTTCTGGCCGAAGAAGTTGGCCCGCTGTCCGCCTCTGCCCATTAACCAGAGGCCGTGGGCCTCGACGATTTCGTGGAGGTTCATTTTATGGGTAAGTTCATTCCCAAGGCCATCGACTCGATCCGTGCGCGGAACTTTTTCTCTGTATTCATCCGAGCGGATACAGACTTCACGGCGTGCCGGATGGTGTTGTGATTGCGCTGGAATGCGGCGGCAATCTCGGACCAGTCCGGACGCGAACGGAACGCGAGGAACATCGCGACGTGACGCGCCTCGACTCGTGGAGCGGATCGGTCCGGGTCGATGATGTCCTCGGGCCGGAGCTGGTAGAGAGCCGCGACCCGGGCGAGGATGGTTAGGTAGCTCACTTCGTGTCCTTTTTTCCGCGACGACGCGAGTACTCGGCGACGATTGACTCGTCGAGCAGTTCATTGAGGAGGTCGCCCGCAGAGATGCCGAGAGCGAAGCTGTAGAATTCGAGCCGGGTCTTCGCGACGAACGGCACGCGCCACGGGAGATTGCATCGTCGTGCGTTTGGAATTTTCGGGCGACCGGGGGACCGGGGCGTGGGGCTGGTGGTGGGGGTGGTGTTCATGGGAGAAAAAAAAAGAGGGCGAGCAACCCGTGTCACTCGCCCTCATTGGTGTCGAGTTAGATCGTCACAGCGTGGCCGTTGGCGATCGACTCAGCGGCCTGCCAGAGCTGGGTGTTGATCCGCTCCGAGGCCGTCAGGCTCGTGACCTGTTTGACCCGGCGGTACGAGAGGGTCGGCAGCTCGGTGCCGTCGTCATTGTATTGGCGGAATCCAGCCATCCATCTGCCGCGCATGAGCGATTCCTGAGTGCGGTTGAACGAGCGCCAGAGGTCGTTGCCGTTGTCGCCGTACCGGCGGGCCATGCTGTACTGGATGCTCACGCGAGCCGGGGCGCTCTTTTCGTTCGGCCAGCGGAATCCGAGAGCCTGCCGGGCGAACGCCATCTGCTGTTCCGGCGACAGCTCGATGGACCGCCAGAGGTCAACGGCGCTGATCACGCGGTCGAAATTCTTCCGAGCCTCGCGGGCTCCGGCGACGATGCGGTTTTCGAGGTTGTCACCACGGTGGTGATACACGCCGCCCACGGCCTTGATTCCGGTGTAGAGCTGGTTGGTGCAGGCGGACCGGAGGAAGCCGCCGATCAGACGGAACGCGCAACCACCGTCCGACGAGTTGGCCAGCCGCATGAGCGGCGAGCCCTCGGCGTGCGTGGGCAGGTCCGGGTGGGTCAAAGAAATCTCGTGCTTCCGATGTTCGAGCTTGGCGAGCGACCGGGACCGCACTTGCCGGGCGTCGGTGACGACCCAGCCGTCCTGCTGGAGCGCGTCGATGACGTTAGCGGTCGTGACGTGCGAGTAGGAGTCGGTCAGGTGGGCATCCGGGCTGATGGAAAAAGCAGCCGGAGCGAGGCTGCGAATCTGGGTCATGTTCATTGCGTTCATTGTGGATACGTTTTTGGGTTTTTGGTTCTGACAGGAAAGGGTTAAGCGGTGATCAGACCGGCATCGATGAGCTGGCGAGCTGTGCGATGGTAGTAGCCCTGCAACGAATAGAGCAGGCCGGTGTCGAGCAGGTTCTGGAAGAAGGCGATGATCTCGTCGTCGGTCATCTCGCCGTTCTCGAATCGGATAATGTTGTCTACGTTATTCATGGGAGTGAGGAGTTGTTACGCCCATCACCATGAGACCCCGCAGGCATTCTGGCAAGCCTTAATCTTAAAATTCTTCAGAAATTTTCTGAACCAGAAATAGGCCATTATCAACGACTTACAAAACTCCTGCTGTAAGGTAATCTGGATACGCGGCGAAAGAGCGTGAAAAAACGAGCTGCCGGGTGTCTGCTGCTCACCGTGAAAACGAAACTGTCATTCCAACTGAGCGAGGAGCAGCTCGAAAAGGTGCGCTCAATCGCCGAAGCACGGGGCATCTCGATGAGTGATGTCCTCCGCGAAATCCTCCGCGCCGAAGTGGAGAGGAAGCCGAAGACCCGCCGCAAGCGATGAGCCGCTCGTACGAGCTTAACCACTACACGGGCGCTGGTAACCAGAGCCGCGAGGCATCCTGCGTCGCTTATTTCGCGAGGTTCTGCGAACGCGCCAAGGCCGAGATGGTGAGTGCCGAGGGCGTGCGCCAGTCGATATTTGCCGAGGGCCATCCGCAGCGCCCACCGAAGAAGTCGCTGACTCGCGGTCTCCATGGATCAGGTATCGATCTCAGGGCCACCGTTGTCGATGGCATGCGTGTCACCGAGAAGGTGGTCGAGGTTGCCCGCCGCTGGGTCGAGACGGATACCCCGGGCCGAAAGCGCCCCCAAGGACTCCTCGCTCAGATGGCCGAAGAGGCCGGAGTGTCGATCAGCACAATCAAAAAACTCGGTCGAAGAATCCGTGATGGAAAGGTGTAATCATGCAACCAATACTCACTCTCGCTCTGTCCGTCGCGGCGTCTTGCGGGGCGCTGTACCTCATCGATGATGCCTACCAAGCCTACCTCGAAAGAGCACCGCTGCGTGACTTTATTTTCAAAGCCGTGCTTGCCGCCTGTTCATTCGTGCTCGCTGTCGCCCTCTGGCTACTCGTCTACCTCGCTCCCCATGCCTGACAAGAATTACCATTCGTACGAAATGCTCAACGGTGCACTCATCGCCAACGGCGTCCTCGTGCCTGATCTGGATACGTACTCGGACACGATGAAAATCTGGAAGTGCACCGGGTGCGTCTTCAAGGACTTCTTCGTCGTGGGCTCGAAGGAGGACTGCCTCGACGTGGGCCAGCAGACGATCGCCACGCTCTTCGACCGTTTCCGCGTCTCGTCCCGAGGACGTTACGTCGTGACGCTGAAGGGCGGTAGCCACTACAACACGTTCAGCGATTGGGTCGTGGAGCGGCACGGGTCAGCCGTCGATTTCGAGATCGGCAACTGGCACTCGCTGAATTTCTCTACGTCTGTTGGCACGTCCCTCGTCAACCTGCGTGCCGAGGACGGCAAGCCGGTCACCTACTGCTACCGTTGGGGCTGCAAGCCCAACATCATCGGAGGCCACACGAAGCACCTCTGGTGGCGGTCGATCGGTCTCACCGTGTACTGGTGGGCGAAATACGTTTGGCACCGCGTCCTCAACCGCCCCGACAAATTCTGACGATGAGACCCGAAGCCGCACGTCCCCGGTACTCACGGAACTACAAGTTCTGGGTCTCGTGGTTTTCCGAGCCCGTCTACTCGGCGGACGTGCTGCTGTTTTGGAACGTGGACGCGAAGGGGATGAACGCTTATTTCGCGGAGGCGTTTCCGAATCACAAGGTGAGCGTGCCGGTACCGGACCCGTGGGTCGGGTGGTCGCTGGAGCTGTCCGACAAAAACATCGAGCTGTACCTGATCTGCCTGCGCTCGTTCGACTGGAGCCCGATGGCAATCTCCACGCTGACCCACGAGTGCCTGCACACCTCACTCTCCATGCTCCGCAGCCGTGGGATGCGCCTGAATAAGCACACCGAAGAAGCGTACTGCTACCTCCACGACTCCCTTGTCCGCCGTTGCCTCGAACAAATTCAGAAAGCTAAACGATGATCCTCCGACCCTACCAGACCGAGTGCATGACGTTCCTCGAAGAGCGGAGCCGCGCTTTCGTGATTGCTCCCGCTGGGAGTGGCAAGACCGTGATCGGTGCCGCAGCGTGCTACCGTGTGCTCTGCCCCGGAGACAAGGTGGCGTGGCTCGCGAACACCCGCGAGCAGGTCGAGCAGGCCGATACGGCGCTCAAGCGCGTCGGCATCGAAGACGCCTTCGTGGCCTGCATCGCGTCCCAGCCCGACCTGACGACCTACGACATCGTGGTCATCGACGAGGCCCACCACGCGCCCGCAGCGACGTGGCACGCCACGATTGAGACGGCCTCCAAGGCCCGGCATCTCTGGGGCCTGTCGGCCACGCCGTGGTCGGACGACAAGGACCGCAACGTGTCCGTCCAGCAGACGTTTCTCGAATTCATTGAGATCGACCGCGAGGACGTGATGGCCGGTGGTCACCTCGTGCCGGGCATCGTCAAGGTCATCGACATCGATAGGCCGCGAGCCTACGACGAGGAGATGTCGGCCCGGGTGCAACGCGAGCTGGCCCGGCGCACGCGCCTCTTCCGAAACATTCCGGCCCACGAACACCACCGCCGGATCATCTGGCAGATGACTCAGGAACATCTTCGCGAGGACCCGGCGCGTAACAGTGCCATCATCTGCACCGCTGGCCTCGAAATGCAGAGGGGTGAAACCGTCATCGTCCTCGTGGGCGCAATCGAGCACGGCGAGCTGCTCGCCGAGGACATCGGCCCCGGAGCCGCGTGTATCCACTCCAAGCTGCCCGCCAAGCGCCGACGCGAGCTGACTCAGGCCCTGAAGGACGGAACGCTGAAGTGCGCCGTGGCCACGTCGCTCCTCGATGAGGGCGCTGACTTCCCACGCGCCTCGGTACTGATTCTCGCCGCTGGCGGACGTTCGGCCACGAAGACCATTCAACGTGCGGGCCGCGTGATGCGTCCGTACGAGGGCAAGACGTGTGGTGTCGTGTACGATTTCGCCGACCGTGGCCTCGCGTTCGCCAACGCTCAGTGGAACGCCCGCCGCCGGGTGTACGCCTCCCTCGGATACGCCATCCAAGAAGCTGGAGCTGAGTAGCATGGACATCCTCACGACACGCGGTCAGGAGTTCGTCGAGCACGAGGCCAAGGCGGTCTCGTTCATCCGTGAAGCGTGCCCCGGCTCCACGATTTACCACACGCCGATCGACAAGCCCGCATCGCTCGACCTCGTCTCGATCCGCGACGGCGCAGTGTACTCCGTCGCCGAGATCAAGAGCCGCAACAGCACGATCGCGGAGATGCAGGAGTGGGGTTCGCTCATCCTGACGTACACGAAAGTGGACGCGCTGCGCTGCGTAGCGATGTCGCTGCACGTTCCCGCCTTCGTCGTGCTATACCTCATTCCCGAGGACGCGGTGGCCGTGGCCCGGTTGGTTCATCCGGGCGGCGAGTTGGTCGCGCCAATCACGAGGCAGACGAGCAAGACCCAGAGATCGTGCAACGGGGGCGAGGCGGTCCGTGTCAACGCCTACATTCCGCTCGCGCTTTTTCGTGAGGTTCGACCGACAGATTTCTGAGTGCCATGACTCCCAATCCGATGAGTGACGACGAGTTCGTCCGGGCCGTGCTGTCCCGTACCATCAGCCACGCGGACTTTGACGCCAACGCTCAAAGGTTCGTTTCGTCAGGCAAATGGCTCACCATGTCCCGTGAAATTCAACGCGAGGTGAGGCGATGGATACGTTTTGGAATCGTTCAATTCAACCCCCAACCAAAGGACTGACATGTACGTCGTTAACCGAAAAGCATTCGAGCAGCTCGTCGCGAATCCGACGCTCGCCTACCTCCTGATTCGCGCCATCGAGCATCCGTGCTCGACAGACCAGTACCCGACGCATGAGATGCAGGAACTCCGTGAGCACCTCGTGAGTTGTCAACTCGCGAATCGCGTCGGAGCCTTGCCCAAACCTGAACCAATCGATGACAACGACGACCCCGTCTGAACGCGGACACCACCCGGACAGCCCTAGCTCGCTACAGGCTTCCGCGCAGTGCCCTCATTTTACGAATCACCAGCGTGAATCCGCCGCGTCTGCGGCGGGCACGTTGCAGCACAAGGCCGCAGAGACCCGCGATCTTTCCATCCTAGAGGACGAAGATCAGGTGGAAGCGGTGAAGCGTGCCCTCGCGGTGGAAGACGCCGCTATCGACACGCTGCAGAACCTCGGGTTCGACGTGGAGATTATTCGCGAGCAGTACCTCGCGGTCGCTGGCGACGAAAAGAACGGCGACTGGGCCGGGATCACCGGCGGATACCCGGACACTCTCCTCATCGGTCGCGAGAAGGAGGGAGGCGCTCTGGCCATAATTCTCGACTGGAAGTTCGGCAAGCAGCTCGTCACCTCCACCGCCGAGAACATGCAGGGCATCGCCTACGCTCTCGCGGTGATGCAGCGGTGGCCCGAGATCGCCGAGGTGAAGGTGGTGTTCTATCACCCGCACATCGAGAAAAAGGACATGGACCCCGAGTACAGCCACGTATTCACTCGCGACAACATGGAGCAGATGGAGCTGATCGTCCGGCTCATCATCGCCCGCAAGCACAAGGCGAAGTCCGAGGGCTGGGAGAGCAGCATCACGCCGCTCCCATCGAGCAACCTCTGCATCTGGTGCGCCAACCTCGCCACGTGCCCGGCGGTGCTCAAGCTCGCCAGCGTCGCGTCCTCGAAGTACGAGGCCCTCACGGTGCCGCAGGAGGTGCGCCCGGCGTTCCTCTCGGACCCGGAGGACATGCGCCGCGTGCACCAGCTCGCCGGTGTCCTTGAGAAATTTGCGAAAACCGTGAAGACCCGTATTCGCGATGCCGCTCTAACCGAAGGCGTCGAGATTCCGGGGATGAAGCTCGTGACGAAGTCGGACCGCGAGATCGTGTCCCTGAGCGCCGTCCGCGACGCTGCTCTGGAGCACGGGGTGACGATCGAGCAGTTCGAGGAGTGCCTGTCGTTGCCGATCACCAAGCTCGAAGACGTGGTGAAGAGGCTTGCGCCGAAGGGCAAGGGCGCTGGCAAGGTTCGCGAGTTTCAGGCCGCTCTGGAAGACGTGGGTGCCGTGAAGAAGGGCAACCCGTATACCTACCTCGTCGAGTCCAAGTCGTCCGACGGCGACGCGATCGACGTTTAACACTTTCGGCTGCATTCCGCCGCCGGATACAAAACCAAAACCTAAGAAACGAAAGAAGCTATGCCAACGAAGACTGTATCGTTCAAAAATAACGCGCTCGCTCAAGACGAGCAGCCTGTCAGCAACGTCCCCGCCCAAGTCGCCGAAGACGATGATGGTCGTGGACTCGCCACCGTCCCGGGCAGTCAGCTCGCCGCTGTCGGCGCTCCTGACGACGTGGACGCGAAGGACATCACCCTGCCGAAGCTCCGGCTGCTGCAAGGTACGTCCGACAAGAAGGCCCTCCAGACCCACGGGTTCGGTGCCCTGATCCTCAAGGATCAGATCACTGTCGCCCGCCCGGCGCTGGAGGGGAAGCCGGAGATGGTCGGTAACCTCGTGTTCTGCCGCCTGCTCTCGAAGACCTACGCCGAGAAGCCGAAGAAGTTCGGCGACCCGGCTGGATACGCGACGAGCCTGATCGAGGTGGAGCAGCTCGGGGGAACGACGGACTGGCGGGAGAGCCGCGAGAATCCTCGCGCTAACTCGATCAAGCCGTGGTTCCAAGTCGTGGCCAACTGCCTCGTCCTCGTGGAGAAGCCGGAGAACGCGACGGATGATCACTTCCCGTTCGAGGCCGCAGGCAAGTTCTACGCGCCCGCGATCTACGCCGTGAAGTCCTTTGCCTACGATAACTTTTTCAAGGTTATTGCCACGGCAAAGGCGACCGGCGAACTCCGCAAGGAGGGCTACCCGTCCCGGTTCATCCTGTTCACGCCGGAGATTCAGTCGGGGAAGGGGAACGCTGAGTTCGCGGTGCCGAGCGTCAAGTTCGGTGCACCGACCTCGGCAGAAGTGCGTGCATTGGCCGCTCAGTTCTAACGGCCATGCAACGTGTCGTCGCTCTGGATACAGAGCTTTACTATGACAAGAACGTCAGCGTGAAGCCGCTGGGAACGTGGAAGTACGTCCGCCATCCACAGGCGGACTGCTACATGGTCTCGGTGAGCGACGGCACGGAGACGTGGGCGGGGCACCCTCGGGACTTCAATTTTTCGAGTCTCGATGGTGCCCTGCTCATCTCTCACAATGCCTCCTTCGACGAGGAGGTGTATCTGGCTCAGGTCGAGAAGGGCCTGTGGCCAAAGATCAACTACACGGCGTGGCACTGCACCGCCGACATGTCGGCCTACCTCTGCAACCGACGCAGCCTCGCGGACGCCTCGGCCTTCCTGCTCAAGCACAGCGTCTCGAAAGAGATGCGCGACTGGATGAAGGGGAAGTCGTGGGGCGACGCGGTGCTGGAGGGTAAGGCAGAGGATTTGCTCGAATACGCACGCGACGACGCCCGCCTCTGCTGGGAACTTTGGAACAAACATTCCGACCGCTGGCCCGAGTGGGAGCGCGAGCTTTCGGTTTTAACACGCCTCCAAGGCCGGTCTGGCGTCTACATCCACCCGGAGCGACTTCGGGCCGGTATCGACACGCTGCGCCGTGTGGTGCTGGCTTGTCTGGACGAACTGCCGTGGGTCAAGGAGGGCCGACCGCCCGCCAGCCCGCTCGCGATTGCTCAGGCGTGCCGTGACGCCGGGATTGAGCCCCCGCCGGTCAAAGCCCACGACGCCGAGGCGGCGGAGGAGTGGGAAGAGCGGTACGGTCACCAGACCCCGTGGCTCAAGGCGCTCAAAGACCTCCGGAAGGCGAAGAAGATGCTCGCGACGCTGGAGACGATGGACCGTCGCCTCCGCCCGGACGGCACGATGGGTTTCGCCCTGAAGTACTTCGGCGCTCACACGGGCCGCTGGGCTGGCGAGGCGGGCCTGAATTTCCAGAACTTCAACCGCATGCCGATGTTCATCTCGCCGGACCACAAGCTCGTGGACAACCCGGCGCAGGCGTCGAGCCTCTACGCTCAGTTCAAGAAAGAGCCCGACAAAGTGCCCGGCGTGAGTGTCGTGGACGTGCGTGGACTCATCGTAGCACCTCCCGGAAAGCAGATCGCCGCAGTGGACCTATCGCAGATCGAACCCCGCGTGCTCAACTACCTCGTCGGGAACGGTGAACTGCTCCAGAAGATTCGCGATGGGTTCCCGATCTACGAGGCGCACGCACGCCAGTCGATGGGCTGGAGCGGAGGACCACTGAAGAAGGAGAACGAAAAGCTCTACGCGCTGGCCAAGGCGCGTGTGCTGGGACTTGGATACGGGTGCGGTGCGGACAAGTTCATCGTCGTGGCCAAGATGCTCGCGGGTCTGGACATCACGGAGGACGACGAGGCCGTTGCTCTCCAGCAGTCGGTTGACGGAAAGATTCACCGCACCGACGAGAAGGGCCAGCCGTGCGAGCCGTACGTGCTCGTGCAGGCCAACCGTCGTCTGCCGGAGAAGATGCCGGTCCTCGGGGCCAATAGCCGCAAGATCGTGCAGGAGTTTCGGCGCGACAACCCGCTGATCGTGGGCCTGTGGCGCAAATTGCAAGAGGAGCTGGAGTCCTGCGTGGGCGGTGAATACACGCTCGAACTACCGTCCGACCGGCTGCTCGTGTACCGGGCGGTGACGACCGAGGACAAGACGGTTACGGACAAGGAGGGGAAGCCGTACAAGAAGCGGGTGTTCAAGGCCGAGGTGGACGGTATGAGGACGTATTTCTACGGCGGACTCATCACCGAGAACCTCGTGCAGGCCGTTGCGCGGGACGTGTTTTCCCAGAACATGCTCGCACTGCACAAGGCCGGTATTCGGGTCCTGTGGAGCGTGCACGACGAAGCGGTCTGCCTCGTCTCCTCGAAGGAGGAAGGCGAGCTGGCCCGTAAGATTATGGCCACTACCCCGGAGTGGCTGAAAAACTGCCCGGTGGACTCGGAGCTGACGTTGTCGGACCGATACAAGAAATAAACTAGCTTTATACTCAGAAAATTGCTTTATGTCTTCCAGAATGCTGCTGCCATCGCTCCCCAACCTCGTTTCCACGACCGTGGAACAGGTGTGCCCGTGGGAGTTCACCGGGGCGATCCCCGACAACGTCCGTGGCCCCGACAACAAGAAGGCCCGGACCGAGTGGATGTCGAATCCCAACACCCGCCACAATGCGTTCTGCGGGTGGGAGGGACTCACGCCAAGCCTGCGGTTGACCGAGTCCGCGACCGAAGGAAACCCGCCCTACGCGCTTCGGGCTTTGATCGGCGACTACGAGTCCCCCGTGGACGGGGCCGACCTAGAGCGTGGTCTCCAGCGTATTGGTGGCCGCACGCCGCCAATGTGGCAGGCCCGTTCGCTCTCAGGCAACAGCCACTTCGTCTGGCCGCTGGAGAAGCCGCTCCTCGTGCCGAGCCGGGCCTTCGCGGTGGCCCTCTTGGAGTTCGTACTCAAGGAGATGAAGCTCCAGTACCTCGCGGTGGGCCTCGACGTACCGGCGTTCACGTCTCCGGAACGCTACTACACGAATTCCTGCGAGTGGGGACAGGTCAGCGACTACGTCCTGCCCCACGACCTCGTCTCTGGCTGGGCGATGAAGGTGGCCGAGAAATTCTCCTTCCGGTCCACCGGCACGACGAAGATACCGCTCGAAGTCATCTGGGCCGAGTTGCAGACGAAGTACCCGGGCGTCGAGTGGCACGGTGACTTTGTGGAGGGGTCGCAGGGTCCGTCGTTCTTTATCCAAGGCTCCACGAGCCCGAAGTCCGCGATCGTCAAGGCCGACGGCATCTACACTTTTTCCGGCACGGCGACTAAACCGTGGTGGAGCTGGCGCGACCTGCTCGGCGCGTCGTTCGTGGACAACTACCAGAGCCGGGTGCTCGGGTCCGCCGTGAACGACATCTTCCACGACGGTCAGTCTTACTGGCGGGTGACGGGTCGGGGCAAGTGGCGTGCGTACGCGAAGGAGGACACCGTGCAGCACCTGCGTCTGGCGAAGGGCCTCGACGCTCAGGCACCGCGTGGCCAGCCGTCCGAGGTCGAGCGTGCTCTGGAGCACATCCGGCACTGGAACGACATCATCGGCGCGGCCCCGTTTGTCTTTCGGCCCAACGGCGTGATTAATGTCGAAGGCGGCGACCGTGCGCTGAATACCTGCACGCTCCGTGCCGTCGAGGCCGCGACGACTTCGGTCGAGTGGGGGCCGAGGGGTCAGTTTCCTTTTCTCTCCGAATACCTCGGCGGGCTCTTCGACCCAGCGGAGCAGCTCGACTACTTCCTCGCTTGGCTCCAGCGTTTCTACAAGGGCGCGGTGAACTACCAGCTCGAAAGCGGGCAGAACATCTTCTTCGTCGGACCCACGGGCGTCGGCAAAACGCTCTTCGGCACGAAGTTCATCGCGAAGATCGTTGGCGGCGGTACGCCTGCGGAATCGTACCTGATGGGTAAAACCGACTTCAATTCGGAGCTGTTCGAAAAGGCCGTCTGGAACGTGGACGACACTTCGGCGAACGACGACATGTCCGCCCACCGCAAGTTCTCGACGATCGTGAAGCGTATGGCCGCGAACACTACTTTTCAGTACCACGCCAAGTTTCGGGTTCCGCTCACCGTATCGTGGCAGGGCCGCGTGGTCGTGACGGCGAACAACGACGAGGAGTCGATCCGCATCCTCCCCGACCTCGACATTTCGATCCTCGACAAGATCATGATTTTCCGCGCCTCGGATCGGAAGATGGCCTTCGGATCGAACCGTGAGGTGGAGGCCACGATCGACCGCGAGCTACCGTTCTTCGCCCGATGGCTCCTCGACTACACGCCGAAGCCGGAGTGCGTTGGCACAAGCCGTTTCGGCATCACGTCCTACCACGAACCGACTCTGGTCCGCATGGCCCGTCAGACCTCGCGACTCAATTCGTTCCACGAGGTCGTGGAGGACTGGAAGAGCGACTACTACGCCGAGCACACGGACCCGTGGTCCGGCACGGCCCATCAATTCCTCGTCGAGCTGCACCGCGATCCCGTCAAGTCCGCCGTCCTCAAGGGCCTGACGATCGACAAAGTGGTCATGCAGCTCTCCGCTCTCCGGCGGAAGGGATTCGACATCGAGCACGACGACAACGACGGCCCACTGCGGAGGTGGACCATTCCCGGGCCCCGCCTGAAGCGGTTGCCCCCTTCGGTGAACTCACCGAAGTACCAAAGATGACCGAGAGCGAAGCCGCACGTATCCACCGCCGCTACTGGCGAAAAAAGAACGAGAAAGATGCCGATCTCTTGATCCGGCATCACCACGGCTTCGCTGCTCAGATTGCGGCCCGTTTCGTCGGGCCTCACATCACCTACCCTGACGCGCTCGGGTACGCCCTGCGTGGCTTGCACGAGGCGATAAAGCGTTACGAACCAGACCTCGGGGCCTTCACCACGTTCGCCTACTGGTGGATCTTTAAGGTGATCACCGCCGAACGTGCGTTCGCGAAGAACGTCGTCCGCATCCCCGTATCCATTCAACGGCAGAGTCGGAAGGTGCAGCAGATGCGGATCAAGGGCTTTTCCGACCGGGAAATCGCGAAGGAGATCAACGTCCCGATCTCCGAAATCGAACCTCTCGCGAATCTCCACCTCAACCCGGTCGGTGAGTGGCTCCAGAACGACCGCGTGATCGACGACCGGTCCGACGACAAGCAGGACGTGCGACGCGAGGCCGAGAAGCGCGTGATGCGCGAACAGATCGACCGAGCCATGGCCCCACTGCGTGACATCCAAAAGCGGATCGTCCTTGAGCACCATGACCCGAGCAACCCGAAGACGTTCAACACCCTGAGCGAGGAGCTGAACATGAGCCGCCAGCGCGTCTGCGATCTCTACCGAGAGGCGATCAAGATCATCCGTCGGGGGTGCAAAGAACCATGAAGAACTGGACCGAAGCCTACATCCTCTCGCGTATCCGCTCAGTGCTACGAAGGCTTTCGATGCAGATGCCCTCGATCCGCGAGTGCCGCATGGCCGCACGCCGGAAGTACGAGGGACCGAATCCTCGGCTGAAGTTCGAGTACCCGTGCGCCAAGTGCGCTGGGTGGTTTCCGGAGAAGGAGACCCACGTTGACCACATCGTCCCAGCCGGGCGTCTCGCGAGTTTCGACGACGTGGGCCCGTTCGCCCGCAGGCTTTTGTTTCCCAAGGCCGACCAGCTTCAAATTCTGTGCAAGCCGTGCCACAAGACCAAAACAAATGAAGAACGGCGAGCTGCAAGGCGTAAACTCTAACATGCTCCTCGACCCACCGGACGAAGGGAAGGATCAACCGCAGGGCCGAGCCAAGAGCGTGGTGCACGTCATACCCACGCTTGAAAAGACGGCTGCTCAGGTGGCCATCCTGCGCGGGATCGTGGATACAGCGGGTCAGTTCGTGACGCCCCAGCGTTCTCCGTTCGGGGAACAGTCGGAGCCTGCTGACTCTGAGACGCAGGAGGCAGCTCGCAAGACGCTCGTCCTCGCGTTCCACCAGCTTGACAACCTCATCGAGGAGCAGGTCCGGTGGTCTTTGCAAAGCACGGGTCCGGAGGCCGACGCTCAGGACTTGATCAAGGCCGAGGTCCGCCGGGTCAGTGCGGACGCGAAGCTCAAGGAGACGTTCAGCCAACCCTTTTACACCCTCCGGGCGCAGCTCTACCGCACGCCCGAGGGCCGCATAATGGCCACAGACGCTCAAAGAACGGTGAAGGCATACGGAGATACCCCCCGCGACGCCGTGGAGGCGTTTAACCGGGCGTTTGACGAACTGGTCGAGAGCTTCGCTGACGACCCGAAGCCGAACAAGGTGCCTGAGGTGCCCGACGAATCCTTTAGTCCGCCAAAGAAGCCCAGAAAACCCCGATCCCCAAAGAAATGAAGACCACAGGACTATTCACTACTCAGCTCATCCAGTACACCCTCCCGCCGGGTGTGGATACGTTCAAGTTGATCCCGTTCGGGGACGTGCACCGCGACTCCGACATGCACGCTCACCGTAAGTGGCAGGAGTTCCTCGAATACAGCCGGGGACAAAAGAACGCGCTCTTCCTCGGCATGGGCGACTACTGCGACGGCATCTCGACCAGCGAGCGGATGGTGATCAACAACGGTGGGCTGCACGACACCACGCGCCGTTCCATCGAGGGGTTGTACAAGAAGGTGACGAAGGACCTGATCGGCGAGCTGTCGTTCATGCGCGGACGACTGATCGGCTTGCTCGGCGGCAATCACTACTACGAGTTCGGCGAAGGATCGACCACGGACCACGTTCTTGCCGACGCGCTCGGCACGCGATTCCTTGGTGTCAGCTCGTTGATCCGCATCGCGGTCAAAAGACCTACCGGCAACACGGTGGTGAACTTTGACATCTTCGCCCACCACGGCAAGGGCGGCGGATCGACCGCAGGCGGCACGTTCAACACTATCGAGAAGATGGCCGCGACGGCGGAGGCAGACCTGTACCTCATGGGTCATGATCACAAGAAAGGCTGCGTGCCCGGCCACACGCGCATCCGGCTCACCAGTTCGCCTAGCTCAAGGACGGGTCTCGACATCGTCGAGCACACGACGTGGCTGGGGCGTACCGGGTCGTTCCTGAAAGCCTACGAAGACGGTCGGGTGTCCTACAACGTGGACGCGGGCCGTTCGGCGTGCTCGCTCGGCTGGATCGAGCTCGACCTCACGTTCAAGCGCGACCGCCGAGGCGGAAAACAACGCTACTCGCTCGACGTGCGAAGCACGACCTAAATCGCCCGCTTGCCGAGGGTCGATGTGACCGGCTTCGGCTGGATCGGAGAAACCTGACGCGGCGCGAAATTCTGGATACGCGCCGTGGTGAGTCGCGACTCGTTGACGGGCGGCGGCCCGGTCAGCGTGGCCTGCGCGAGCGGAGCCGTTTGGACGGCAGCACCAGCCTCCTGCGCCGGAGCGGCGGCTTGAGCCTCTTCGGCTCCGGCAATTGGTCCAACAACCTGATCGATCGTTCCGTTTGCCTGAGCCTCCGCGAGAGCCTCTTGGGTGATGACATTCGGGTTGAAGACGATGGTGGAAAGGTCGGGCAGCTCGAATACATCGAGGCCCAGTTCGGGCAGGCGACCGAAGTTCGTGATGACCGCCTCCACGACCGGATCCTGCATGGTCTGCTCGTTCACGGGCGGCACGCGGACGGCAGGGATTTGCCCCGCGATAACGTCAGGCAGGGGCGCAGGCAGCTCGGCCTCGACCGGGGTATTGGTCGGAGCGACCGGCATCATCGCGGCGTTATCGAGGGGCGTGGCCATAGATTATTTGCACGACCACTGACGCCTCGACCAAAAATTGGCCGACAGCTTGTTCGTGGTGTTACCCTGACCCGCCGAGCGAGCGCAGTAGTTGGCCTTCCGGCCCGGGATGTGTTTCTTGATCGAGAGCTTCGGGTCGCCGAAGCGGACAAGGCGCACCTCGTCACCCTGCTTCGCGAGCACGGCGAACTTCTTGTTCCCGCCGGGCGTGCGCTTGGGCTTGTTGTATCCGCTGAAACGTTCTCCTCTGTGTTCGATCATCGCTGTAAGGTGGCCTGTGATAGTTTACGACCGACGGGGGCCGACTTGGCCTTGGCGGCTTCCCGTAGGGCCTGAGCGTTCCGCTCCATGCGGCCCGCAACGCCGTGAGGCTTGCCCTTCTTGTTCAGCGCCACCGAATCACGGTACTCCCGGTTGTTCAAGTATTCGTCGGCGGCTTCGTTCAACTTGCCTGCCTTGATGAGTTCGAGGGCCTTCGGCGAACCGGACATGTCGCCACGGAAGAACCCGTCGATGATCGCGACCTTGACCCGAGTCGGCAGCGCGTCGTAGGTGTTGCCGAGCTTGGATCGGACCATCTTCACCTTGCTGTTCAGGTCGCGGGCGAAGATGTCGTTCACCTCTTGGTCCGAGAGCTTGCGGGTGCCGATGCTCTTGATCTCCTCCGGCGTCATGAGGTGGCCGATACCCACCGTCCAGAGGCCCTTGGAGTCCTTGTAGGGCGAATTCCTCACGCCCTCGTTGGCCTTGATGTACTCGCGGGCCATGCTGATCACCTCGTCGCTCTCGCCCGTGTCCTGCGGCTTCACGACCTTGGGCTTTGCGACCTGCGGACCCATCGTCTCACCGGCCAGCGGCTTTGCGACCGCAGCGGGCGGGGTAAATTTAACCGTGAAGTCAGCGGGTATCATGATTCGTCCTCCAGAGGCTTCTTCTTTCGGGCCGGAGCGATTTTCGTCTTCTCTCGGTTACGAGCCATCAGCTTATTGCTGGCCTCGGTAAGGAGTTCTTCCATGTCCGGGAAGTCGTCGAAATCCTCCGAGTTGTCCATTGGCCATCCAGTTTTCATCGGTTACGGGGGAGGGTGAAGCGTTTGATTTCGGTCCCAACCAGACCCTCAGTGTAGTACTCCTTGGTCTTCACAAGATCAAGGACATCCTTCGCGGTGGGGTTCGGGTTACGTTTGACGAGGTCGTAAGTCAGGTCGAGCGACGAGTGACCAACGGCTTCGTTCTTGATCGCGTTCCAACCTTTCCAGTGAAGACCGCCAAGGTTCGCGTGACGACCAAGAGCCGCACGCAGTTCCGGAGAATTCTTAATGCCTTCGTTGAGACTGAACTCAAGGCCCTCGTAGAACGCGAGCGAGAGCGGATTATTCTTCCCCTCGTAAGGTCCGTAGAAGGCGTAGATACCATTCGGATCTTCCGGCGTGTTGCCGACATCGTAGGCGAAGTAATCCTGAGGAGCTTTTCCAAACTGCTGAAAGTAAAACTCAACGAACTTCCAACGGTCCATGATCAGCGCAGGAATGCCGAAGGTCAGTCCGATGAACCGTTGTACTTTGTTTCGGATACCCAGCTTGCCGACATTGAGTGCCCAGAAACGACGGCCCATCTCAGTTGAATTCGGGGCCGCGTAAACATCGCTCATCTCGTTCCATCGACCGTTGAGCGCGGAGAGCATGAGGTAGAACGCGTTCGCGTTCGACACTCCCGGATTTCCGAGCTTATCGGCGAAGTAATCGGAGTCCTTCTTGGCACGGCTGACGATATCCTTCCACTGATCCTTGGATAGGTTAAACTTTCCGTCAACCGACGCCTGAATCTGGTCCATCACCTCCGGCGTGGATACAAGACGAAGCCACATGGCCTCCTGATGTATGGGGGGCAGCATACGTGAGAGGATTCCCCAGAGACTGTGCAAGGCTGTTACCAGCTCAGGCGGGCGACCGTTGATCGCTTCGCGCATCTTTACCGTGGCATCCAAACCGGTGTCCGCAGCGGCCATCGTGCCCGGCTTTGTACGGTCACCGTGGTATCCGCCATTCAACAGCGCGACGTACTCCGCTGGACGATTCAAGATCATGTCCACCATAGGCGGAGCGGTGAGAATGTCACCGCTCATGCTTGCCGTCTTCATGTACTCGCTGAATCCAACAGGAGACGCCAGACGTGCAGCGTCTTTTGACAGGAGATCTTTTGCCGCGTCCAGTTTATCGAACAAACGCTGCGGAGACGACTCTAGCACGTTCTTCGGGAGGGTGGCCCGAGTCTCGTTTGCGTTCAGCATCGAGAACTTGACCGACGTGTACTTACCTCCGTCGGCTTTGTACCGAGCATTGGCACGACGGTTTACTTCTTCGCTGGTAAGGGACTCCACCGCCTTCTCTTCAGCGTCGATACGTTCCTGATCAAGCGGCGGCAAAGAGCTGACTTTTTCGGTTCTCTTTTTGAACTCTTCGCTTTCCCTCACTTTGACTCCGATGCTCGTCATCGTGTCCGCTTCCTTCTCGATTCTCTTTACGATCTTGTTAAAAGCACGAGTATCCGTTGGAACCGATACAACCGGGTTGGTCTCGTTTACTCCGGGGGCGACCCTCTGCATCGCCATGAATCGCACGTTCGTCGGAGCTTGAACCTTATTCACTGCGTCACGCTGAAGAGCGAGAGCCTCGTCGTAGGAAACGTCAGGAAGGTCCGGGACGATCGCGTTGTAGTCGCCGTTCAGCGCAGGCAGACCCGTGACACCGTCCGGATCGCGGACCATGAGGACCACGTCCGGCTCGCCCAGAATCTCGTAGGGCCAGCCTTCCGGTGCGAACTCGCGGTTGAACTTGACGCGAGCGACCGGACGGAACCCGTGTTTCGCGTAGAGGTTCGGGAGATACCCGTCGCCGGAAGCGTAAGCGTCCAGCGTCTTGGCCAGCGGAGCAGCTTGGGCCAAGATGTCGTTGATGTTGGTCTTCGATCCCTTCTTCTTGAAGACCGAGACCAAGTCGCCGTCAGGCGTTACGGCTGCGCCTGCTGTCCGGTCGGCGCTGATGAAGAGCTGGGAGACAACGTAGTCGCCGACATCTTTGATGGTGACGGCTTTCCCGGCTGGTTGGCTTGCTGCTGCCTCGACAAGGGCCTGACGAAAGGCTTCAGCAGCTCCTCTGGAATTAACCCGAGGGCCGACACCGCGTTCGCTTGGGACTGTGCTTGGTTCTTCATAAGTGGCGGATGCTAGGGGTTGGTTAGCGGGTGTCGAGACTAAAGTTTCAGCAGTCTCACGGGCTAGCGGGGCTTCGCTCGCAGGAGCAGGCATGTACTTGTAATCGGCTCGATTGCCAAACACTGGGTTCTCGACGAACACCGTGTTGCCAACGCTGATAGCACGATCACCTGAGACTACTGGATCGCCGGTCCGCTTGTCGTAGAAGTACGAATGCTCTTTCGGATCAAATCCGACGGGCGTCCATTCTTCAATGTTGTCGGGGATCTCGCGGCTCGGGTTGTACGCACCTTCGACTGTCGCGATTGGAAACTTCTTGAATCCTTCTCGAATCTTTTGCGCTCCGACTTCGTTCGACTCGAACACTGGATCATCCACCGCCGCGATGTTGTCGTATCCGATGACCTCACCGACGGCTTTTCCACGGGCCTTTTTGTGTACCGTGATAACGTACACCGGGTCACCTGCCTCACTGGTGCGTTTGAACGCAGGAATGTCGATCCGAAGACCGACTGGGGTTCCTGCTTTCAGGTCTCGGGCCACGCCATACTTCGGCTGACGATCCACTGAGAGCGCAGCACGCGCTTTCTCGTCCGGCGGAATCGTGGTGTAGTCGATGTTCCGGCCCATCTCTTCCGCAAGCGGCATGAACGCCCCAGCGGTGCCGGGCTTTTCCGGAGAAAGGTCACGCAATAACACTGAGCTTTGTTGACCGTCTGGGAATTCGACGTAGGCGCGTTGCAGTCCCTCATCCTTGCCCCGACGAACGGGCAACAGGTCGGAGATGAACTTCACCGGCGTGCCCTTTGGCGTGTAAAGCGTGTCGCCCTCGGCGTAGTCGGAACGCGGCGCGTTCTCTATCCTGTCTCGAATCTTCCCCGCAAGATCTGCGGCGAAACCTTCGAGCTGGCTGTTCTCGGGACCCATCGGCGCGTCGTCGGGCGCGGGCGCGGGCATGAAGCCAGCGCGAACGAACGCACCTTCACCGACCGGAAGAGCGAGGTCAGGACGGCGCACGACGTTCGCACCAACACGATCGATGCGAAGATTCTCCAGCACGCCGTTCAGCGTGCGCGGATCAAATCCGCTTTCGCGCAACTGATTCCGGAGCGCGTTGACCTCGATGCCACCCTTCGGGCGACGTGCAGGAACAAGCCCGTTGGCCTCGGCGAACCGAAGATTGAATTCCTCTTTCGCCGTCAGTTTCTGCGCGGGCTCAAGGCCCATCAGCAGATTGATCACGTTGGTGACGGGGCGCGAGAGCTTGACCGGCGTGTAGCTCGGGTTCTCCGGAGTGATGCCTACTGCATCGGCGGGGCGGACGAGACGCGACCCGTCTCCACCGTATCCGTTCGACTGATTCCGGAGGTACGTGTTAACGTCCGCCGCGAGCTGCGGGCTCGTCAAATCGTAGGGAAGTCCAAGCTCGGACTTCACCGCCGGATTCTCCGAGAGCCAACCTTGCAGGATGTCCACGTTCTGGACCAGCTTGTCGAACGAGAACCCGTACACGGTGCCCGGACCATCGCCAGCGCGGTAGGGAGCGAACACCTTCTCGAAGACGGACCGGAGCGGATTTTCGTACCCCGGCGTCGAGCGTTCGGCGACATCGGCCAACCGACGTTGCTCCCGGCGAACCAAAGCGTTCGGAGACTTGTCGTCCGGACTCGGTTCAGCCGACAAGTAATCGACTTGCACGAACTCCTGCTCACCGCGCGGGCGAGCGGCCATTTCGGTAAGCAGCTTGCGATTGGCTTCGACCTGCTCGGGCGTGGGCTGGACGAACGCTTGCCTGCGGGCTTCCATAGGCCCACGGACGGTCGTTCCGGCCTCCACGGCGGGCTCTGGGGCTGCGGGAGCCACCGGAGCAGGGGCCGGAGCCGCCGGGGCCGCAGGAGCGGCTGCTTCCGGGGTCAGAGTGGGGGTAGGAGTCGGGGTCGGGGTCGGGGCAGGCGTCGGCGTCGCTGCGGCAGGGGCCGGAGCCGGAGCCGGAGCCGGAGCGGGCGCAGTGCTCGGAATCGACACGCTCGGGTCGTTATTCGCGGCCTCTAGGGCGTTCCGAATCGCCTGCTGCGCGATGAAGGACGGCGTGAACCGCAGGGTCTCCGACGTGGTGACATCCGCGCCGGGGACGAGGTTCCGGAGGTTGAGGCGCTCGGCGAATCGACCGATGCTGGAGTAAATCTGACCCGCGAGACCGAGCGGGGTGCCCAGACGGCCCAGAGGACCGCCGTTCAAAGCCACTTGGAAATTCTCAGCGATGATCTCATCGACCAGCAGGTCTTCGGTCGGAAGATCGATGCCCTGCGACGTGTAGTACTCGCCCATCTGCGCGATCTCGTCCGGCGAGTAGCCCTCCACCACGGAGTCGCGGATGCTGTTTTGGAGGTCGAGAGGAAGCGAGCGGAAGACAACGTGGCCCGTTTCGTGGAGCAGGCTCTCGCTGCCGCCACGGATGTACGCGACCTGCTGACCGTTCGGCCCTTGCTCGAACGCGACGCCCTGAGAACGCGCACCACCCGGGGCCTGCGTCTGAGGAAGAGCATCGTACGCTTCCGGCGACAGCACGAAAAGCTGGTTCTGCTTGCCGATGAGCTTGCGCAGCGCCTCGACGCGGTTGGCTTGGTTCGCCGGGAGCTGGGAGACGTAGTTAGCGTGCTGCGCGTCGAGTTCCGGCACGCCGTACGAAGACGGGGCCACACGAGCCGACTCAGGCACGGACTTCGTATCCGGACGCCAGAGACTGCGTCCGAGCGAGTCGATGCCGCTCTTCACCTGACCGACAGCAGAACCGCCCGCACCAAACGCGGCACCGCCTGCGATCAGCGTACCGACCTCCTCGGGCGTCTCGCCAACGAACAGGGCAGGCGCGGCCATCGTCGCTGCACCGGCCAGCGCACCTTTCGCCGTGTCGCCAAAAATCTCCAGAGCCTTCGCCGTCGTTCCAGTGACGGGAGTGGTTGCGATCTTCTCGCCGGTGCGACGCACCGCGCCCGGCACCATGGTCGCGATCTGCTTGGCCTTCGGAGACGTAGCCGCAGCAACACCTGCAACTACTCCGGCCAAGGGGCTCCCGGTGCCCAGCGTCGTGCCCGTTCCAGCGACCGCGCCGCGAACGAGCGGACTGCCGGTGACGGCCTCGGTGGCTCGACCTGCGGCTTCCATCGTGCGGCCAAGCGCACGCTGCGACAGCGGAATCGAACTCTGGAGGGCCGCACGCTCCGCCGCCTCGGCCAGCTCGATGTCCGCCGCAGTCATCAGACGCGGGGCAGCGGCGACGCGCTTCTTCAGGACGTTCTTGGCGACGGCTTGGCTTGCCTTTTTGGCCGCAAGACCCGCGCCAAACGAAGCCGCGTTGTCGATCGACAGCACCTCGCCCATCGGGGCGATGTTCGGCGTCAAGTCCTCGGGCACCACCTGAACGTACTTCCCGGTCTCCGGGTCGCGTTGCTTGGTCTGGCCACGCTCGATGGATACGATCGTGTCGTAGAGATCGAGGTCCTCGTTGAAACGCGCACGCAGCGCCTCGTCGGTGAAGTCCTTCTCGGTGTCCGCGATCGTGCGGGCCACGCGCTGGAGGAGTCGCCCGGTCTCGTAAGTACCTTGGAGAGCCGCGTACGCGCTGAGTTTCGAGGCGGGCGTGTCGTCCTGCTTGATCGGTTCTTTGCCGATTAGGCTGAGAACTCGGTTGATCTCCTCAATCTTGCCCTCCTTCAACGTCTCAAACGCCGCCTGCGGCGCGTAACGGGCAACGCCGTAGATGCCTGTGAAAAAGTCTCCCGCCGCCGGAAGTAGTCCGCCAGCGAACGCCTTCGCGGTCTCGAAGGAAAGCTCCGGATTCGGTTGGCGTGCGGCCTCCTTGATGAAGTCGAAGCTGGAGTCCACGAACCGCTTGTCGATGCGACCGTCGCGGAGATTCGAGGCCATCCAGCGGACACGGTTCTCGTACCCGTCTTGCTGGAGCAGCTCGTCGCCCAGCTCAAGAATCTTGTCGTCCATCGCGACCCGCATCATCGCCTTCGCGGGGCCGTCCTCCGTGCTGTCGTACAACTCCGTCAGCTTCGGGAGCCGCATGCCCAGCAGCGAATTCGCGAACTCAACCTTCGAGGCTTCGTTCTGTGAAGCGAGGGTGGCCGCTTCCAGATTCGGTTGAAGCGATTCAGCGAATACTTGCCCGACAGTTCGGCTCGGCGTCTCCATGTGGTAAGATTGTACGGCTGGTAGCCGAAGTCAGGCGTTATTGGGGGCCTGAGTAGGAATTGTAGGCGTTCAGGAGCCTGTTGACCCTCTGAGTCCGGGCTTTTGCGGCCTCGGCCTCGATCTGTTCCGGGGTCGGCTCGCCAGACTTACCTTTCATCACGGAGTCCGCAATCTGCGAGAGGCGAACGAGCGACGGAGTTCCGTCTGGCGAGACGAGGTCTGACTTCGGTTTGAATCCGAAAATCGTCCCGTTCGCGCTGTAGTAGTTGAACGCTCGATCTTGGTCCCTCGCCGCAGTTTCCAGAAGACGAATCTGATCCGCGATGAGCTTGAAATTAGCTTCAGGACCAAACAGCGGATCAAACGCGGTCTTCATCATCCGCTCGCCTTCGCTCGCAGCAAATTGAGCCCCCAACGTTTCACGCAAGTTCTGTTGGATAACGGCGCGAACCTCGTTCAATGCCTTAGCGCGATCACCGCCAACCAGCGAAGTAAGAGTCCCGGGCGTAATCAAGAACGCCAACCGAGTTGGGTCGAGAGGACCGGAGCCTTTCTCCGCCTCGGCCAGATACTCGGAAGCACGCAATAGCCGGTCGATGTTCAGTTTCGCGTTGGCGCGTTGCATCTCGGTCGTCTGAGCGTACCGCGCTGAAAACTCAGTGTCGGCCTTCTCGATCGCCTTGTTCTTGTGGAGAGCCTCGATGTCGATACGAGGTTCGCCGATGACATCGACGGTTTTGTCGCCTACCTTCACGACCGGGAGGATGATAGGAATGCGATTCGCGTCCACCGTGCGAAGCTCGCCCGGAGTCGGGTTAAGCTCGTCACGCCACTTGAACTGCTCCTTCTGAACCTCGCGCACGGCCTTGTTGGTGGGCTTTCCACCGAGGTACATGAGCGTGCGCTTCTTCAGCTCCTCCTCGACGATTGGGCTGTAGTCGGGCGATCCGTTAACCACCTTGACGTTCGGGAGAGCAGGAAGATTGGCGAGGTTAAACTTGTACTCGAAGCTCTCGGGAGCCTCGACTGCGGTAGCCGCTTGAGCAGCCGCCGCGACAGGCTGGTTGCCCATCACGTTGAACTGTGGGGTCTCTGAGGCCAGAGGACTCGCAGGCATCTCTTCAGTAGCGACTACGGTTTCATCGGCCAGCGGGCCCTCTTCTGCTGCCACATTCGCGCCAAACGCACCCGCGACGGTTTCGTCCGTGGCCGGGGCGTTCAGGATGTTCTCGTTAGCGCGAGCGATGTTTTCGAGGAGCTTACCCGCAAGACCTGCTTCGGCCTCGCGCCGCTTGAAGTCAGCGGCTTCCATCTCCGCCTGCTTGATCCGCTCGTAGTTGTTGGCCATGTACTGGGCCTCCTTCTCGGCGAGCTTGATCTTCTGCGCTTCGAGCTTGTTGCGGTCCTTCTCCAGCGCGATCTGCTCGAACATGAGCGGCAGCTTCGCGGCGTTCGCGAACAGGTCCATCCCGCCCGTCGGATTCGGCGGGGGAATGAACGCTCCGATGTCCACACGCGGGGCTTGCGGGACGACTCGAACCTGAGATGTGGGTACGACGGGCATGAGCTTACTTTCCGAGAGGATTGGTCATTCCGGTGTAAAGACCAAGCGGATACTTTGACGCAGTGTTGGAGTATTTGGCCGAGCCCAGCAGGCTCGTATCCGTCGGAGTAATCGTGGAACTGAACAGCTTGCTCGTGCTGGTCGAAGTTTTTGGTAGGGAGCCTGCGAAGAGCCCGAGGCCCTGCTGGATTCCTCCGACCGCCGACTGAATGCCGGAGATCGCTCCGCCTGCCTTGATGCCCGCAGCGTCCATGAGCCGCTGATTGTAAGCATTGATCTGGCCGACTTCGATGTCGGCCAAGCTGCCGGACGACAAGCCGCTCTCGGGCAGCGCCTGACCTGCCATCATCTGGTAGATGTTCGCGGCTCGATTGGCCTCTGCGCCCGTGGCCTCGACACCCATGCCGAGGGAACGGAGAAGCTGGTCACCGGCACTCAGACCGAGCTGGGCCTGCTGCAAACCGAGCTGGGACTGAATCTGACCAGCGCCGAGCGCCGCGTTCTGACGCGCCTGACTGAGTTGGAGCGATGTGAGACCAAGGTCACGGGCCGTGAGCCCGCGCCCGGCCTGCGAACCGATGATTCCAGAGCGTCCAGCGCCGGACAGAGCGCCACGGACCACCGCAGCCTGCGTCTCCGGGTCGAGATTTCCGCCGAGCGCCAGATCAGAAGCGATCTTGTCCGTCGCGGCCTTGAAGAGCGGTGAGCCTTCGTAGGTGGGGGTAGCGGACGCGGGCGTGAAACCGAGCAGCTTCGTCAGGGCCTCTTCGCGCTGGGTCGCTGCGGTGCCCCCAGTCGTGAGCTGGTTGAGGAGATTCGTCGTCGTGACATCGCGGAGCTGCGCCTGACCCGGCAGGTACTTCTTCTCCAGCTCAAGCGACTTGGCGAGGTTGGCCTCGGAGTTGGCGCGTGCGTCTGCGACCAGCTTGCCGATGTCCACGGTCTTCTGGTTACGCATCGCCTCGTCAGCGGCCTTCTTGGCGGCTTTCGAGGACATGATTCCACCGACAACGCCTGCGAGGGCGCTACCGGCGGCAAGGGCAAGTGGGAGGGCCATGGTTAGAGCTTCCGAATGAGGACGAAGTCTGCGGTGGAGTTGGACGCCGCGACGATGACGTTGCCGGTGTTGGTGCCGTCTTCCAGCGACAGCGCGATCTCCACGGTGTCGTTCACGCCGAGTTCGACGAGGGCGTTGACCTGCGGATACCACCGGGCACCCGGGGGCGACGAAATCGCCATGCCCGAGGCGTGGTAGGTGCCCGAGTTCTTCAAAATCGAGAGGAGCATCTCCATGTTTGCGGCGACTCCAGTGTTGTTGTCGATCTGGAGTTCCGCAGAGACGAGGTAGATGCCGTTAACTGGGGCCACGAAGCGACTGTTGGTCGCGTCATAAACTGCATCAGGGTCAATATCGACCGCGCTGAACAGTATCTTGGTATTCGTGGCGAGATCGGAGATGTTGACGGTCTGACTGACCGGGAGCGACACGCTGACCGGGTAGTTGATCCGGACGGCGTCCACGGCGGTGGTGATCGCCGTGTTCATCTGAGTCGTGGTCGAGTAGTCCGTCGTGATCGTGTTGATCTGGGTCTGGATGCCCGCGAACGTGTCCTCGAAGATGCTCTTCCAAGCCCCGGACGAGTAGTGCTTGATGTTGATCGCCTTGCCGGAGCTGTTCAGCTCGATCCAGAAACTGTACTTGATCGGATCAGGGGCCAACGAAGACACCGCGTAACGGAGAGTCGGGTACTGCGATCCACCGTTGGAGTCCAGCACCGCCGCAGACACGACCGGGATGTACGTCGCCGCCACATCGCTCCAGACCCAGAGTTCTTGGCCGTCCTTGAACCACGGACCGACGTTGCTCGTCGGCTGGGCCGCGCCCACGGTGAACGAAGACCACGGCACGGAGGGCGTGATGATCAGACGCGCCGCAAACTCTTGCAAGAGCCCCTGCGGGTCGGTATCGAGCCCCTCGGGTAGGGCTCCAGCGGTGACATCGAATTGGACGGGGTTTGGCACGTTATTAGTTTACGACTACAGGAGTGAGCTGTACCCATCCGACGAGGACGGGACTTGGGAATAGTACACAATCCCACAGATGGCCGGGGACTCGTAGAAGATTTCCACGATCCGGGGGCTGATGGGCCGGGCGAAGTCGAATCGTACTTGGTAGGGCATTATCGTTGGCAGACGAGGGCCGACTGGGCCTTGGATTTCGCGTACCCAGCGGCCTTGCGGTCGGCGTCACGCTGGGAGATGATGCTCTGCGACGAAGCCATCGCGTAGGTCGTCGGTCCGGTGCCGATGACGCACTGGGCCGTGGCGGTGTCGGTCTTGCGGTAGACGCGGTTGTAGGGCATTAGGGTGCGGTGTCGCAGGGCGTTGGGTTGTCGAGGAGGCCGGTACGAACGGGCTTCGCTGTATCCACTTCTTCCACTTGGCCAGCCTGAGCCCCGACTCCGCTCTCGTCAAACGTTCTGGCGAAGATGCGGTAGGACCGCAGAGCGGCCTTGCCGGACCAGACGATGAGCAAGGAAAACGCCCGATCGTGCCGGTCGGGGAACGGGGACTCGATGCCGCAGATGCTGCCCTCCTGACGGTCGTTGAGGATTTCCGTCGTGCGAACCAGACGGGCCTGCGGACGGTAGGCAAAGAGCTGGGTGTCCAGCGTGATCTGCTTGTCGTAGGTGATGTTGCCCTCGGGGGCCACGAATCGGTAGACGGTCAGCTCCTTGTAGTTGCCGCGCATGCCCGCCCAGTACACCTTCACGTCCAGAGTGCCCTGAATCTCGGTGAATTCGAGTTCAGCGAACCGGAACGTCTTGATGTCGAGCCCCTGAGCCATCTCGCCGAAGTTGGCGTGGCTCTTGGTCTCGACGTAGCAGGTGATGGGCTGGCCGTTGTCCTGACGGGTCGGGATGAAGGCTTCCCAGAGTCGGTTGACGCCGTCGTAGTCCACGGAGACGTGGAAGACGCGCTGGACGCCGTTAACGGCTCCCACGCTCCACTGCACGGGCCGCGTGCCCGTCCAGACGCCGTTCCAAGCCGCCGGGGAGCCCGTGTTGAGCTTCTCCGCAGGCGACTGGTCCATCACCCACGTGTGGCGATTGAAGAGGTCGCCGGAGGGCACGGAGAAGAGGACGTAGTTCTCGAACGAGATCGCGGCCACCCGCTCGATGTTCGGCGATAGGTTGCCCTTCGAGACGGCCATCTCGGTGTCTCGGTACAAAAGCTCGCTGGAGATGCGGCTCTGGGCAGCAGCGTTGAGGGACGTGACGCCCGTCATCGTCATCCACCAGAGTTGACCGTACTGAGTCGTGATCGCACGGCCCGACACGCACCCAACCTGAGGGAAGAGAACGCGCTGGAAGTTGTTCGTGGTCTTCCACGTCTCTCGGTCGCGGATATTCGACTGGAAGATCGAGGTCGTGTTCTGAGTGAACACGAGGAGCTGGGGAACGTCCGTGGACGTGATCTCAGCGAGGCCCGTGATGATGTCGGGGAGGCGAAAGCTGCCGCCCTCGGACAGGTACTCGGTCTCGGTGAAACGGAGCGGGTCCGCGATGTCGCTCGCGAACAGCTCGTTGTCCCGGCCCACCCAGAGTCGGTCACCGGACCACTTCATCCACGTGCCCAGCGGCGTCTCGCTCGCCAGCGGGTTCAGGTGACGGCTGATCGAACCGTCCCAGTAAGCCGCTGGCGTACGACCGTCCTGCATGATCAGCACGTCGTACGGGTCAACGATCGATAGCGTGCCGTCCACGTTCTGCTGCACCGACTTCGTGGCCTTCTCGAAGACGACGATGTCGGAGCCGGTGAAGAACTGAACGTTCGGGAGCTGCGTGTAGGTCGTGAACGGGTACGCGGAAGTGTACACCTTGCCAGCGACCGCCACAACGTGGTGCCACGCGCCGCCGGTCGGACGGAAGAGCGTGTAACCCTGCAAACGCCCCGGGGGCAGCTCGAAGACGCAGTTGTACCCGGGCCGCGTCTTGAGGACGCCGCCACGGTTGGTGACGTTCATCGCGGAACGGTACACCGTGTCTTCGAGGAAGGCCGGGTCCAGCGACGAGTCCATGCCGCTGACCCAGAAAGCGGAGCCAGCAGCGCCCAGACCACCTCGGATTAGATTCGGAGGAATCATTCGAGGCGGTTGTAGGCGGCGGCGATGTTCGGTCCGCGCACCTGAACTTCAGGGGTCGTGACGGGGTTGCGTGAGAGCTGCTCTTTCGTGATGAAATCGATGGCCCGGGCCAGATACTTTTCCCCGTCGTCGAGCTGATCGTCTTCCATCTTCTGGGTGCCCTTGAGCGCCATCAGGATGGCGAACGGGCTGTGGAGCGGGATGATGTCGTTCATCGACTTCAGCTTGAAGACGCGGCGACGGTAAATCACGCGGACCCATCCGCAGTTGCGGGAGAGCTTGATGCGACGGTAGGAGGGTTCGGTCTCGTCCGGCGCGTAGTCGCCGAGGAGGACGCCTGTGTTGACCCCGATGTCGAACGAGGTGAGCCGGATGTACCCCTGCGTGACGCTCTTGCGGACTCGGGTGATGCGGCTGAAGATTTGCTGGTCCGGGTTCGGCACCGCGTATCCAAACACCGTGGGCACCGGGCAACCGTCCACCATCTCGCCACACACTTCCGTGCGAATCCAGCGGTTCTGCTCGTCGTACCCGTACACCCACAGCTCGGCGTTCGTGTCTTCGGAGTTTTCCAAGAACGCGATGAACTGCACCGGGTTCGGGGGGTCGTAGAACAGGGGCACGTCGCCCTTGTCGTCCCAGACGTAGGAACAGGTCTCGTGGCAGTCGTCGCCGGGGCCGTTCAGGTGGAACGAAAAGTAGCGGTTCCGGGCCTGCGCGGGCGTGCCGCCGATGTTGATCGCGAGCGGCGTCTCCACCTCACGGGGCAGCGTGATGCAGGTCTGGCACGGGTGAGTGCAGATGTCCACGACGCCGACGAGCGGGTCCCAGTCGGACTCGTTTGCCAGCAGCTCGACGACGTAGTTCAGTCGGTTGAACAGCGTCGCGTCATCGCAGTTGGCGAGGATGCGCTTGGCGTCTGAAGCGATGTCAGCGACGGTGAACATTAGTACTTGTCGGGGTTGTCGTCTTCGGACTCGTCGATCATGTCCTCGTCTTCGAGGTCTTCCATGAGGGACTCCATCGCGTCCTCGGCGTCCATCTCCTCGTCGTACTCGGACTCGTTGTTCTCCGCGTCCTTGCCCTCGCAGTCGCAGATGTCCGTGATCGTCTTGAGCACGAGTTCGACGGAGGTGCTTTCCCCGCTGCGGTCCTCCTTCTCGATCTTCGCAATGCGGGAGAACCGAAAGCGGATTTCACCCTCCTCGGGGATGTCTACGTCGGTGAGGCCATCGAGCCAGAGACGGGGGAACTTGTCCGGCCCGCCGAAAGGCATGGGCACGAAGTCTTCGCGTTTGAGGGAGACGGGTTTCATGGTCAGAGCTTGGCGTTGAGTTCCTTGATGGCGGCGAGCAGGTAGACGGACAGCTTGGCGTAGTTTACAGCCGGACGGCCCTGCTCGTCGCGGGCCACAAGCTGCGGGAAGAGCTTCTCCACGTCCTCGGCGATGAGACCGACATCGTGCTTGCCCGCCTTGAAGGGGGAGTCGCTCTTCCAGTCAAAGTCAACCGGGACGAGCTGGACGACCTTGTCGAGGGCACCGGTGATCGGGACGTCGTTCTCCTTGAACTGGCGGGACGAGAACGTCGTGAAGTCGCCGTACCCGAATCCGGTGACGGTGATGTTGGTGGAGAAGATGTCCCCGCCGCCGGATACGTCCGCAAGAACCTGCAGGTCGCCGTACATCTTGAGCGACTGCACGCCCGCAATCGGGGCGTTGCCTTCGATGAAAAAGCGCAGGTCGTTGCTGGAGTCCACGTCCATCGCCCAGTTGCCGACGACGCCCGTGGGCATCTCAAGGAAGATTTGGCCACCCTCGTTGCCCGTCGGCGGACGAATAAACAAGCACGCGTGGTCGATCTGTGACGCGGCCAGAAGGCCGCGCACCGTGAGATTGTTGAACTCGCCGTCGCCGTTGCCGCGGATGCGCCACCCAGACGTACCGGCGACGTAGTTGTCCGAGCGCAGGATCGAGGACGCGGAGTTCGACAGGATGATCTCCTGCGCCGCGATGGTGCCCGAGACGAGCTTGCCCGCGCTTACCGAAGCGATCTGGCTGTCGGTCAACGCGCCGACCGTGATCGTGGCCGCGTTGACGGACTGAATCTGGCTGGAGTTGAGCGTGCCAGCGATGCTGCCCGCGCTTACGGAGCCGATCTGGGTCGCCGTGATCGTGCCCGTGATCGTCGCCGCGTTGACGGATGTGATCTGAGTGGCCGTGATGCCGCCGCTGATGAGATTCGCCGCAATGCTGCCGGTGATCGCGGACCCGTTCACCGAGGTAATCTGGGTCGCCGTGATACCACCCGTGATGCTGGTCGCGCTGACCGACGAAATCTGGGACGACGAGATGCCGCCCGTGATCGAGGTCGCGTTGACGGAGGTGATCTGGGACGAGGTAATGCCCCCAACGAGGCTCGTGGCGTTCACCGAAGCGATCTGGGACGCCGTAATCGTGCCCGTGATGGCCGAGGCACTCACCGAACCGATCTGAGACGACGAAATGCTGCCCGTGATGGACGACGCATTCACCGTGCTGATCTGATTCGCGATGATCAGGCCGACGATGGAGTTGGCGTTGACGCTCGCGATGTCGTTGGCCGTGAGCGTGCCGGTCACCGACGACGAGGAGGTCACCACCGTCCAAGTACCGCTGACGTTCTGGTAGAGCGTCTGGTTCGAGGTGTTGAGGACCAACGCGCCGACCGGGTAGTTGGCGTCCGGGAGCGACGGCAGGGTGCTCAGGCGGCGGACAACCGAAATGTCGCTCGCGATGAGCCGCTGCGTGTTGAGAATCTGGTCCGTCAACTGGGCACCGACGATGACGCCCGTAATGGTTGACGCGGTTACCGAGCCGATCTGGCCCGCGGAGATGGACCCGACAATCGTCGTCGCGTTGACGTTGTTGATCTGGGACGCCGTGATGCCGCCGACGATGGTCGTGGCACTCACCGACCCAATCTGGGACGAAGAAATGAGTCCGACGATGGCCGAGGCGGACACCGATCCAATCTGTCCTGAAGAAATCGTGCCGATGATCGAGGACGCGCTGACCGACGAAATCTGGGACGAGTTGATCGCGCCCTGAATGACGCCCGCGTTCACGGAGCCGATCTGCGTGGACGAGATGAGCCCTGAGATCGTGTTCGCGTTGACGGACCCGATCTGCCCCGCAGAGATGACGCCCGTGATGCTGGTCGCGTTGACGGAACCGATCTGGGTTGCGGTGATGCTGCCGGAGATGGTTCCAGCACTGACGGAACCGATCTGTGAGGCCGTAATCGAGCCGACGATGCTCGTTGCGCTAACGGAACCGATCTGACCCGCAGAAATCGAGCCTACGATGCTGCCCGCGTTCACGGACGCAATCTGACCAGCGACCACCGAACCCGTGATCGAGGAGAAGGAGATTGATCCGACCGAGAAGTACTGGGTCCAAGTGATCGGCGTGACGCCAATCGTGATTGTACCCGTGGTCGTAATGACGAACGAGGTGCTCGAATTCGTAGCACCGGCGTCCACGAAAACGTAGGTGCCGGTGACGAGTTCGCCGGTCACGTCAGCGTCGGAAGTACGAACCCAAGTACCGTTGCTTCCGGAGCCGAGCGTCTGGACCTCGTACACGCCGTTCTGCGACGGGGTGCTCTGGTCCTTGACGAGGACCCGGTCGTTGGGGGCCAGCGAAATCGTGTCCAGCGTGTCAGGCGCACCGCCCGTCAAGTTGATGTTGGAGCCGGTCGTGGCTACACGCACCGGGCTGAGGATCGACAGGCCCGCAGCGGCTGCGTCGGCGTAGGCTTTGGTCGCCGCGTCGTCAGGAAGCGTGGGGGCCGGGAGGGACTTGACGGCTGCGCCCGTGATCGTGCCGCCGCTGATCGAGCTGCCGCTGATGGACGCGCCCGTAATCGGGAGCGCACCAATCGAGCCGGACGAAATCGTCGCGTTCGTGAAGTTGGAGTTCGAGATTGCGGCGTTCGTGATCGTGCCGCCGCTCACCGAGCCGTTGTTCAGCGAGGCACCCGTGATCGTCACCGCGCCCACCGTTCCCGACGAGATGGTCGCGCCGGTCAGCGTGGAGCCGGAGATCGTGGACGCTGCAATCGTCCCGCCCGTGATGGCGGGAGTCGCGAACGTGCCGTTCGTCACCGTCGGGCTGGTGATGATACCGCCCGTGAACGTGGACGTGGAGATCACCGCGCCGCTGATGTTCGGAGCGACGAGGTTCGCGGCGTTTAGCGTGAGACCCGTGATGACGGGGTTGACGATCTGAGCGTTCGTGATCGTGCCGCCCGTGATCGCCACGTTCGACGCGTTCTGAACCGCCATCGTCCCAAGGCCCATATTCGTGCGGGCCGTGGGGACGTTGGTGAGGTCAGAGAGGTTGTTCGAGCGGAGAAGAGCGTCCACCGGACCTCCGCCACCGCCGCCTCCGCCCATGCTGATGTCCTCCAGCACGCGGGAGAAGTAACACGCGAGGCCCTCACCTTCTTGGCGTGGGTAGCCCGGGATACCCTCGTCGAGGTTACACGGCAAAGTCCAAACGATGCTGCCGTCAACGCAGGTCTTCGTGACTTCACCGAAGAACTGCGTGACGAAGTTATCGACCGTGCTGGGCAGCGGCTCGTGCTCGGGGTCGCAGCTATTGTTGCAGGAGCAGGACATGGGTTAGTAAGAGCCGGGGTTGACGGACAGGCTGATGCGGTACGGGTTTGCCGGAAGGTTCGTAGAGTCGAGCGTGTAGATCGTGATTCTCGCGGTCGTCTTCGAGTTCGCCCCATCAGCGAAGTTGTACATGAGGCCGATGTTAGGAGCGTAGCTGGCAAGCGTCGCCGTAATCGCGGGACACTTACGCCCAAGGGCAGCGCGTGAAATGTCCACGCTGAACGTCTCAAACGGTGAACCGCCCGTCGTCGTGATAACAGCGGAGATGTTCAGGGCCTGACCAACGAAGTTGTTCGAGAATCCTCCGAGCACCGTGGAATTGTCCACGTTGATCAGCGGATATTGATTCTCGCGGGTATTGTCTGTCGCGATGTTGTACTGCGTAGCCGTACCAAACTCAAATGCCGTCGGGCTTGAGCCATCTCCACCTTGACGGATTTGATTACCCGTAAAGGTGCTGTTGGTCGAGATGCCCGTCACCTTGACCCCTACTGAGACTGGGCCAAACAAGCCGTTGCCTGTGCAGGTGCCCTCGTAGGAGCCGTCGAGGTAGATGATGTTTGCTGCACCGTCCGATGCGATGAAGAGGTTGGACGTGATGAGGAACGAGGCGACGTTCTCCAAACGAATTGCGGCGGTATTCGCAGCACCACGAGCGTCGATGTGGCTGTTGACGATACCGAACAGGGGCATTCTTCCGACCTGATAACGACCTGCCCAGTCAAGCCCCGCTGAGTTCCAGTTTGAGTTGGGGTTGGCTTTGATGTGCACGCCCATCTTCACGGGAACCATGTACACCTGACTGAGAATGATGCCCTCGTTGTTCTGGTTGCTGGAAGACGTGCTGCTGTTGACGTTAGCCAGACCAATGCTCCAGAAGTTGAGCTGGGAGTTGGTCAGCGAGAAGTTCACCGAAACACCGGTGATGTCGATACCGGTGCCGGTAAGACTCGCATCGCTCTGGGGGTTTCCGGAGAAGTAGCACTGATCAACGACGGTGTTCCACGCCTCGTTGATCTGGAGACCGTTCGCCCAGTAGAGCGAAGTCGTCGGGCTCTCGAACGAGACTCGGTACAGACGTGACCCGGGCTTCTGGTGATAGCTCGTCGAGGTTCCGTAATCGATTCGGATCGCACGACCGCACACGGCATCAGCACGAAGAGTGAGGTCACGAAATTCAACCGCACGGTTGACTGAAACTGCCGCGCTTGCCCCCGTCAACGTAACGACGAACCCGTTCGCGCTGGAGGTCGCCTGAGCAATGACGCTCACGCCCATCCCATCGCCTCGGAATGACAGGTTGAAAAACGTGCTGTCGGTAGGAGCCGTTACGGTGATCGCTGACGTGATGCGGTACGTTCCACGCGGGAAATACACCACAGCACGAACGACCGAGTTCGCCCCGTCGCTAATCGCTACGCGGGCTGCGGTGATCGCGGCGTTGATCGCCGTCGTGTCGTCCGAGGTGCCGTTGCCGACGGCACCGTAGTCACGCACGTTGAAGAGCGGGTCATCGCTCCAAACCGTGTCGTAGGCCGTCGCGCTGCTCTTCTTGAGGAACGCGGCCTTGTTGCCCCCAGCGGGGAATCCGAGACCGGCGGGGCCAGTGAAGCCCGTGGGACCAGTGGGGCCGGTAACATTCGAGGCTGCACCCTGCGGGCCGGTGAAGCCCGTCGGGCCGGTAAAGCCGGTGGGGCCGGTGACGTTGGACGCCGCACCCTGCGGGCCAGTGAATCCGGTGGGGCCGGTCGCGCCAGTCGCGCCAGCCGTTCCCGCTGCGCCCGTGAATCCCGTCGGACCGGTCGGGCCAGTGAAGCCCGTAGGGCCGACGTTACCGATGCCGCCGTTCGGTCCGGTCGGACCAGTGAAGCCGGTGGCTCCAGTAGGGCCAGCCACGCCCTGTGGACCTGTAAACCCAGTTGCGCCCGTCGGGCCAACGGAGCCAGCAGGACCAGTGAATCCAGTCGGGCCGGTGACGGTGGACGCCGCGCCTTGCGGGCCAGTAAAGCCCGTAGGGCCGGTAGGACCAGTTGCGCCAGCCGGGCCGGGCACGGTTGAGGCCGGGCCTGCGGGGCCAGTGAATCCAGTCGCGCCCGTAGGTCCGGTCGGGCCGGTGACGTTGGACGCCGCACCCTGCGGGCCCGTGGGGCCAGTGAAACCCGTTGCGCCTTGCGGGCCAGTGAAGCCCGTCGGTCCAGTTGCACCTGCCGTGCCTTGCGGGCCAGTGAAACCCGTTGCGCCTTGTGGGCCAGTGAAGCCCGTCGGTCCAGTTGCACCTGCCGTGCCTTGCGGGCCAGTGAAACCCGTTGCGCCTTGTGGGCCAGTAAACCCAGTAAAGCCCGTGGCTCCCGTCGCCCCAGCAGGACCAGTTGGACCTTGGATCGGGCCGACGTTGTTCCACGTGCTTCCGTCCCAGACGTAGCCATCGCCGTCGGCCAAGACGACGTAGAGGTCGCCGGGGGTTGCCCCGCCCGGCAAATCGCCCACGGTGGCAACAGAACCCTTCAGAACAACGCTCGTGCCGGGGGAACCCGCTGGGCCGGTAAATCCGGTCGGGCCAGTGAATCCTGTGGGGCCCGTGACATTGGACGCCGCGCCCGTCGGGCCGGTGGGGCCAGTTGCGCCAGCCGTGCCTGCCGGGCCCGTTGGACCAGTGGCTCCTGCGGTTCCAGCACTTCCAGAAGGCCCAGTGTAACCCGTGTAGCCCGTGTACCCCGTGTAACCCGTGCCGCCTCCACCACCGCCGCCCCCGCCTGCAACGGCGTCAACGTACCCCTTGGTCGCTGCGTCGTTCGCGTTGATCGGGTACGGGAGACCCGTGATCGATCCGCCCGTGATGATGACTCCGTTGGCGTTCTGGAACGCCATCGTGCCGAGCATGCCGTACTGCACGAACAGGTCGTTCAGGACCCGCTTGAAGTAACAAGCCAAGCCCTCGCCCTCTTGGCGTGGATACCCCGGGATTCCGGTCTCTAGATTACACGGGAGCGACCAAACGATCTGTCCGTCAACGCACGTCTTCGTTACCTCCCCAAAAAACTGCGTGATGAAGTTGTCGAGTGCGCTCGGGAGCGGCTCGTGGTCCGGGTCGCACGAGGCGCTGGGGCAGGAATTGCTGGGGGGCGTGCAGGACATGGTGCTCTCTAAGTATACGACCTACACCAGCAGGTGCTCGAAGCCGAATTGCCTCGCTCGCTGCTTCAACAGCTCACGGTCCTCCCGTACCCGGCTGTAGGCGAGTTCGTGGACCTTATCAACGTCGTGCCAGCCCTTTTTGACGGGGTGGTCGTGCGCGATCCGGGCGTCCTCGGCCCAGACGTACTTGCCCATGAGCTGGCAGCGACCCGTTAGCTCGTTGTCGCATCCCGCGTGGTGGTACCCGGTGTGGAAAAACTCGCCATCGAGGTGCGGGAGCAGACGTTTGGAGGCCAGCCAGTGCGTGGCCAGCTCGCCCTTGGTCCAAATACCGTCGTTTAGGCCCACCAGACCGTCCGCGTAGGGGAAAGACTGGTACATCTTCTCCAGAGCACGCCTCAGGAAGCCCTTTTCGGGCCTACAATCGTTCCCGAGGAAGCAAACGAAGTCGCCCGTGGACCGATCCACCCCCTTTTTGACCGTTTTAGGGGCCCCGGAGCGGTCCTCGAACGAGTCCCGTTCTACGATGACCTCGAAATTGGTCCACCCGGTCGTTTCAGGCAACGAATTGACCAGATTCGTGAGCTGTTCCTCGCGCCCGAGCGTCGGGATGACGATGGACACCTTCGGGTTGAGGAAATCGAGGTAGTAAACCGAGTCCCGGCGGTACTTTTCGTTCTCCGGGAAGAAATCACGGGCCTTCTTCCAGTGCTCGAAGCTGCCCTTGCGGTCGCCAAGCCACCAAAGAGCCCAGTAGAGGATTTCGTGGGGCTCGTGCCGGTAGTGGTTCGCGTTGTTGGCGTAGAAATCCGACCACGGAATCGTCGTCGCGGCCATCGCGTAGGCCGCTGCACGCTGCTTGTCGTCCTTCTTGTGGAAGTGGTGGGCCAAACGCATCCACGGCTCGCGTCTCGACGAGTCGCGTGCGATCGCCTCGTGCCACTTCTTCACCGCCAAGTCCTCGTTGCCGAGGTAGAACGCGCACTCGCCTTGGAAGAGGATGCTCTGGGTCGCCTCGGTGAACCAGCCGTTCATCGCGATGTGCCGCTCGAACT